TCTAGATTTAATGCTTCGCACAATTCTTTGTATTTATAACTTTTATTAAATTCTAACATTTTATTTTCCTCCTTTATGTTAAATTGCAAATAAAGCAAATAAAATTTATAATGCTTTAAGATTTTTTGTACTATAAATGTTATAATATATAAAAATTACTACTTGTAACATTTGACGTACAAAAAATCTTAAATTTTTAATACTTTCTATTACTATTAATCAACTTCATATTTCGATTATATCATATAATATAGAATATGTCAAGGGGTATAATATATATTATATAATATTAATATAAATATAAAATTAGTAATGAATCTAGATTTAATGCTTCGCACAATTCTTTGTATTTATAACTTTTATTAAATTCTAACATTTTATTTTCCTCCTTTATGTTAAATTGCAAATAAAGCAAATAAAATTTATAATGCTTTAAGATTTTTTGTACTATAAATGTTATAATATATAAAAATTACTACTTGTAACATTTGACGTACAAAAAATCTTAAATTTTTAATACTTTCTATTACTATTAATCAACTTCATATTTCGATTATATCATATAATATAGAATATGTCAAGGGGTATAATATATATTATATAATATTAATATAAATATAAAATTAGTAATGAATATTATTATGGTGGGGTTGAGGACACCCACACCCCGTCTCTGGGCGTTGCACCCCAGAATATATAAATAACATGGTAGCATGCTCAACCCAAGGGTTTCGCACCATGTTATTTCTACATTCTTCCCCGCTTGTTTGATACCGTAATCAACAACACATGGCACAAATTTTCAAAAGTCTACCCTTGAGGGTAGCCTTTTTTCAAATTATAGCCATAGCGTGTGTTGTTAATTACGGCATCAAAGATTGCTAATTCTTTACTTTATAATAGACATAATAATATAATATTATATAATATAATATAGTATATTATACATTAAAATATTATTAATAAAAGTTAAATAAATACTATTGACTTTTATAATAAAAAATGATATATATTATATATAATATTATAATTAATATAAATAAAAGTATAAAGGAGGATATTATAATGGGATTTGGGAAAAATGTTAAGACTAAAAATTTTGAAGTAAAAACTATAAAAGAAGCAACAAGACAAGCACGAAATAAAAGAATCAATGCTTTGGTAAGAAGATATTGCGAAAATGTTTATATGGGATATAAAGAGAGTAATGGTGACATAAGAAAAAAAATGAGAAAAGATTGTTGGATAAATATTATTGCACCTTATGTTAAATCTAAAACATCTATTGACCTTATGACAATGCAACAGATAAAAGGTGAAAATTATTGTAATATTGTAAGTTATGATAGTCTTATTTATAATGTAAGTAATGATACAGAAAAATATGAAAAAGTTGCAAGATGTATTACTGATTTATGTAATAAAAAAAGAATAGTTTTTCTTGATATTTGTAGTGAGAACGGCGATGTATCACCAATTAAAAAAGATGAATTATTAAAAGAAAAAGAGATAGAAAATATTGACAAAGAAAATCAAATAAAAAAATTAGAAAAAGATTTAGAAAAATCTAATACAGAAATAGAAAAATGTTACACTATTATAAGATTGCTTAATTTAAAAAGTTACGAATGGTGTACTTATAGATTTTTACTTGTTCTGATAGAAAGACTAAAAAATGCAATTACTGATGAAGAATGTTATAGTGTAAATGTAGACCCTACAAATTGGAATGAAAAATATGAATATACTTGGGAATTGTTTGAAAAAGAATTGTTATATCGTCAAGGTATAGATTTACTTGCTAGAATTGAAGAACGTGGGCATGGTGATATTACAACTTATATTGATAAAAACGAATTACCTTTTGTGGCTTCTGTAGTTGTAGGTATGTTAGAGCGTAGGAATATTAAATGTGATAAAATGATTGAACATGCTAAAAATAATGATTATCCTAATGATATTTCTAATTTAGATTATATTTATAAACATTAATTATAAAGGAGTCTAGCAATGCAAAACAAGCGTAGAAAGATTTTCAAGATTTCGTCTGAACGATTCCGAATGAATAACTGGCAGATTACTTTATCTAAAGAATTGGCAGTTCGTTTAGACGAATTGATTGACTTATTTGATTCACAAGCATTTCGACTGATAGATTTAATTACAATTATAGGTAACAAGCGGTACAAGCAAGATATGACGGATTTAATGCTTGCTGTGGAGATTTCCTCAATGAGTGACTATGACAAAGTTACGTCTAAAACTGGTGTGATTTTAAATGGTAAAAGGTTTTTGTGGGTTGTTGGAACTACTGGTGGTCTTAAAAATAATACTTTATTGTTTGTGAGAGAAGATATTTTACCAGAGTTAATTAAAAGGACTGATTGTGGTAGGAAGAAAGATTACAAGGCTATACCGGCTAAATTAGAGGCTTATATTGCTCTGACCTATTCAGCGTCCGTTGAGATACCAGAACCACGCTCTGTATTGGTTGTACGAGATTGTATCACTAAATTTAAGGGTGATGTGGTTAGGATTGATGATAGTGAAACAGATGAACCTATCGTTGAGGAAAAATTTGGTGTAGAGTTAGAAAACAACGGCAGTGACGGCATGAATCTTTGTACACCAGAATATATGCAAAGAGTTGCTGATAAATTAGGTCTTGATTATTTGCCAAGTGGTATTTGTTTAAGAAATGCTTATATGAAAGGTATGTTGAATGTCTTTGAGATTATAAAATTTGCTGAGGAAGTTGGTAAGGGATATAAAGTAAAAGATATTTGGGGTACTGAAAGAGATATTCGAGATGTGGATATGATTATTACTGAATCCAGTCTTAAGTTATGGGATAATTATTCTAGTTGGGAAGAATACCACAAATGTTATTATGAAAATGGTTATAGGTTTTCTGCTACAAAAGTAACACCTAAAAAGTTGGAAGATACAAGAGAAACAAATTATCAGTATTTGCAAAGTTATGAACTGACAGATGAACAGATTGTGGAATTATGTAAGCCTACTGTTGATTGGCTGAAAATGGCGTTTGGCGGTGATTACCAAAAAACAAAAGAATTTTTAGGAGTTGACGAAAAAACTAAAACAAAAGATTATGCACAAGCGTTGTATTTAGACGAAAGAATGATGAACGACCCTTATGTAATTGACCGAATTAATAAAATGATTAAGAAAAAGATTAATCAAGCTAAGATTGGTAAACTGAAAGTTGAAGGGAATTATCAGATAGTTATGGGTGATTCTTATGCTTTAATGCAGAGCATATATGGATTAGAGGTTACTGGTTTACTTAAAGCTAATGAAATATATTCACAATATTGGATAGATAAAGGTGTGAATGAGGTGGTTTGTTTTCGTTCTCCTATGACTTCACATAATAATATTAGAAAAATGAAAGTAAATAATGATAAAAAATGTCAAGAATGGTATAAATATTCTAATACAATGATGGTGTTAAATGATTGGGATACTATATGCATGGCATTGAACGGGAGCGATTTTGACAGTGATTCTATATATTCTACTAATAATAACGTACTTTTAAGTGCTTATAAATATACAAATGCTATTGATTGTGTACAGCGTAAGGGTGAAAAGAAAGTTGTTAAAAGAAACGATATTAGAAAAAGTAACCGTATGGGTTTAGGCTCAGAAGTTGGAACAATCACTAATAGAGTATCGGCACAAATAGATAAATTAGCTTTATTTAATAAAAACACAAACGAATATAAAGAATTATCAAAACGTATTTTGTGTGGACAGTTATATCAGCAAAATACCTTGGATTGACTTTTTGTTGAGTTCAAGTAAAATTCGGTGAACCTATAAATATAGGGTGTGAGATTATAAAAATCTTGCTAACGGTGGAAGAGTCATAAATAATATAAATCAAATATAAATTGACTTAATATCGTGCCAAGCTTAAACGGTGACGTTTTTGAACGGTGTAACGACTATGGTATACGGTCTTTGTATAAAGATTATGAAACCAGTACATTCAAGGTGAAAGTCCTTGTTTGGAAGTGCCGAACCTTAATAGAAATATTAAGTGAAGAGATAGTCTACTCCCCCAATAAATATCTGGTGACAGAGGGTATAAAGGAAATTAAAAGGAATTGTATGTAAGGAAATGCCTAAGTATTGGTATGTTTCAAAATTATGTACCACTACATTAGATAAAATAATCGTAACAGATAAAAAGCCTTATTACTTTATTTATAATTATTCTTCTTTAAAAAAAGATTATGATAGTTATATAAAAAATTGTGACCTTAAATGTGTTATGCTTTATAGTTGTAAAGTAAACGAACTAAGAGAAAAACAAAATCTTACAGAAGAACAACAAAAGTTTTTAGAATGGTACGATATAAAAATGCCAGTAAATATTTCTAATTCTACTATGAACCGAATTTGCCGATATGTGGAAAATGAATTTGATGGCAGAGTGGTAGAACTTAAATCCAAGGGTTTTAATTATGAATTTCTTAAATCTCCTATTCAAAGAAGTTCACCTAAAACAAGAGAAGATATTGAAAATCTTGAAAAAGAATACATTAAACGTATTAAACAGTTTAAGAAAATTGTGATTGAGAAAAATTTAAGTACGGAAGAAGCAAATACAAGAGTAATGAGCATACAGCACGAATTTAGAGCAAGAGCAGAGGAAATTTGTCCAAACAAAGACAGACTTGTTAATATTATGCTTGATTTATGTTATGGACAGAATAAGAATAAATACTTTTGTTGGGCTGTTGTTGGTGATTTAATAATAGAAAATTTAAAGAAATTGCATGAAAATAGTTGACAAATCAATTAAAATGTAATAGAATAGGAGTGTAAGATATGAAAAACAAAATCATTCTTAATGAAAATCAATATATAAAAGATATTTTAACAAATATTTATTCTGATAAAACAGAGGAAATTGTTAAACCAGATATAGGTTTCTTTAAATTTCTCCTATGGCTGATTAAATACTATTCTGATAAAGAGTTTGATTATGCGTTACATCATGTGGAAGATTTAGTAAGAAATGCAATGACTAAAATTTACCAAAAAGAATATGTACATGAAAAATGGCGTAAAATGATTATAAATGTATATGATAATTTAAGAAACGAAGTTATTAAACCTTTAAGTCATATACAGTATATTGACGTTTATTCATGGGATATGACGCAAGTATTCAAAGGAGAAACAGACCGAGAACGTAAACTGATGTTTTCTGCGTATGTTATGGCTCATTATAAAGCGGCTAACGGTTGGTTAAACCTTAAAACCATAAAAGATATTGGCGATTGGTTTGAACTGTCAAACGTGGCTTGTACCGCTTTTGAACGTATGAAACTGATTGGTGAGTTGAAAAACAAAGGTTTAGTTGAGGTTACAAACTCTTGTGACAATTTGAATATTAGAGTAAAAATGTTAGACGATTATGAGGGAATGAAACCAGTTTTCAGAATCAATGAAATGGAAAATTTGGGAAACCTTTTAATTGCGACTTACAAAGAGGGGTATGCAATGTGTTCAAAATGTGGTAAACTTATTAAGGTTGACAACACTTTATTTGCAGTTTGTAAAAAATGTTCAAAAACAGTCTAATTTTTTCAATAAGGTGAAATAAGGGTGTAAAATAGGTATTTTCAAAAATAAAATTATTTTGTATAAAAAGTATTGAAGATTAAATCACTTTTTGAAAGAGCAAAATCGTTTTCTATTAATGGATAGAGAACGTCCAAAAATAAAAAATCAAAGGGGCATGGGAGTGACCTATAAGGCACTCACCAATTCCCCTAAGAAATAAAAATGAATAAAATGAAAGAAATGAGGTAATTTATCATGGCAAAGAAAGCAATTAAGGTATCTAAGGTTAGCACCGCAGAGTTAGTAAAGATGGTAGCATACAAGGCACAGGCTACTCAGAAGGACACAAAGGCTGTTCTGACTGCATTTTATGAGATTGCCGCTACTTGCATTGCTTCTGGTAAGAAGTTTGATATGAACGGTTTTGGAAAGATTGATTTCACCACTATTAAGGGCAGACCAGAAAGAACTGGTATTATCAATCCTGCTACTGGCGAAGTTGGACAGTTAAGTGCAACCCCAGATTATACTAAACCAGTATTTAAGATGTCTAAGAAGTTAAGAGAAGTTGTTAAGGAAAAGACACAGGACGCACCTTTTGTAGAGTAATCATAAAGGAGTAACAAGTTATGGCAAGACCTAATAAAGATGGTGTCATTGTTAAGTCTTTAAGCCCTAACGAACTCGCAGAACTGATAGCCATTTCAGTTAAGAAAACTAAACCAAGTTTCACAACTGAAATGGCTAAGTTATGTATGAAAACTTTTATTGAAATTATGGCAGATGAAATAAAAAATAACGGTTATTTTAATATTCCTAATATTGGTACTTTTAAGATTTCCACTTGTGGCGGTGCAATCAAGAGAGTATATAATATTCAGACGAAGCAGAAAAATAACGTTATGATACCATTGACGTATATGGTTAGATTTAAAACTTCTGAATATCTTAAAGGATATTTAAACAACCTTGAACCGTCATTAAAGGTAAAAAATAAGTCTGCGGCTAAAGTAAAAGAAGCTGTAAAGCCAGAATTTCAAAGAGAAGTAATGATAGAAAAGCAAAAAAGAGTAAGAAAGCAAAAAAGATTAGCTGAAATGCTTGAACCAGATTATGTCGAGTTCGTAGAGAAAAAGAAAGGCAAATAATTAATATTGTCTTTCTTTTTTTGTTGGAAACGAGGGAATGTTATGGCAACCATTATAAGAAAAGAAAGACCCATAACAGAATCGTTTTGTATTCGTTGCAACAGACCTTATGATATTAAGAAATTTTATAAATCTGACAATCCAAACCATGCAAATAAAGTAGTTCCTTATTGTACCACTTGTTGTAAAACGATTTATCAAAATTATTACAATAAATATGGAGATATTAAGTTAGCTTTATGGTCAACATGTGCTGAGATAGGAATACCGTTTATACAAAAAGTATATGATGGTCTGATGGAAAAAGTTGAAAAAGAAAAAGAAGAAGGTACTTTGTCTAGTACATATAACTACTGGGGACAGTATTATGTAACTTTTTTAGCTTTAAAGAAAAAATCAGACAAATGGGATTGTTTTGGACAGACAGATGTTGATAGGTCGTCTATGACATCTAATGATGAAGAAACGCAACGTAAATTAAATATACAAGATTTAATTCTGGATTGGGGAGAACAATCAGATGAAGATTATGCCTATCTTGAATATAGATGGGGATTTTACACTGATGATATTAAGTTGACACCTGCACAAGAGAGTTTGTATCGTAAACTTTGTATTGCTGAATTAAGATATAAAAAAGAAGTGGACATGGGTAATTCTGGTAAAGAAGAACAAGATATGGTTTTAAAATTAATGAAAACTTTAAAACTTGATAACTTTACTCAGAAGAAAGAAAAGACTTTAACTGAACAAATGCTTGAACATCAGATTTGGGAAATCGAAAACACTGAACCTTGTGAATGTGAAGATTTGGAAAAATATAAGGATTTCTGTAATATTGAAGCTGACTGGTTTAAGTATGTAGTTTCTGCTGTAAAGAATTTGATTGCGGGTACGAAGGAATACCCTTTAATTCCACGAAAGAAAGATTAGGGTGATGTCTATGTTAGAAGAAAACAAAGATATAGATATTATTAGTCTTGTGGAAAAAAGAAAGAAAAAACAAGAAGAAAAGAAAAAAACTGACAGAAGATTACCATGGGAACAAAGAAAGAAAAATATTAAGGAATGGACAACATTCTATAGACGTAATTGGAATATATATGCTGAAAGAAGATTAAAGATTAAATTATATCCGTTTCAGCATGTTATGGTTTATTTAGCTGGAATTAGCCAATACTGGTATGCGATTTGCTCTAGGGGTGCATCAAAATCAATGATTGCGGGATTACTCGCAATCGAGCATGGACTTTTGTACCCATTTGCAGAGGTTATCATTACTTCTTCTACTATTCCACAGGCTACAAAGCTAGTAAAAAAGAAAATAGAAGATGAACTTTGCAAGAAACTTTCACCAGTTTTACAATATTATTATGAGAATGGCGATATAGTTTTTAGGTATAATAATGATTGTGTAGAAGTAGATTTGAGCAAAATAAATGGCAGTATGATAACGGTTTTACCTTGTCTGGACAGCAGTAGAGGTTCTAGGGCAACTATGCTTATATATGAAGAACGTAGACTTTTGAAGAAAAGTTTAATAGATTCTGTATTCTCTAAAATGGCTCACCCAAGACAATCTAAATTTTCGTTGTTGGACGAATATAAAGATAGTAATGGAAAAACATTGCCACGTTGGGTTGAGCAATGTAAAACTATAAGTATTACATCTGCAAGATTTAGAAGTGAAAGTTTCTGGCAAGAATTTAAACTTGTTGTTCAACAAAGTATGATACGAAAAGACCATACATATAATTTCTTTGCTTCTAATATTTTTCTTGCAATTTTATTTAACCTTAAAACATGGGCTGATTACTGGCATGATAAAGAATTTGATTCAGATATTGACTTTGTAACAGAAGATTTGAATGAAATGTATGGTGAAACAGAGGGTGCTTTCTTCTTACTTGAAGATTTCAGAAAGAATCAAGTGATAAAAAAAGCCTATAAACCACCTACGCCTATGGATATATTTATGTCAACTGATTTAGGTAACAGACCTAAAGGTGAATTTGAAAAACGTTTACTTTTCATTGATTATGCTTTTGTAAACAGCAATACAAACGATAACGATAATAGTGTTATTGGTTGTATGTCTGTCATTATGAAAGATGGTAAGACAAGACGAAAAGTAGAATATATTGGAACGCACCCTGCTAGTGATAGTGAGGGATTTCAACAAAAGATTAGAGAGTTCTTTTGGGATTACCAAGCAGATTATATCGTAATGGACGAAAGAAGCGGTGGTACTCTTTATTATACAGAGTTATCTAAACCTTTTGAACACCCATCACGAAGTAATTGGAATCCACATGGATTTACAGTTTGTTATGAATCTGCTTTACAGATAGTTCCAGACGCTAAAATTCAAGAACTTAAAGGCAAAACGGTTGATGCAGAAGCTATACCATGTATCATACCTATTGTTGGTACAAGTGAACGAAATAGTTTAATGTGGCTTGATTTAAAGAAAGCCCTAGATAATGAAATGATTGAATTTTTGGTAGATGAATTAACGATTGAAACAGAACTTGAAGAAGATGTAAATTATCTTACTATGAGTTCTGAGGAAAAAGTTAATATTAAGTTGCCATATGTTCAAACTGCATTAATGATGTCAGAAGCTATTAGTTTAACTCAAACATGGAATAACGGTATTTTGAAATTATCAGAACCTAACAGAAATAGTGCGACAAAGGATAAAATTGTAGCTTTGAGTTACGGAAACCATATTGCAACCTTAATAGGTGATAAGTATGCTGTAGATGAACAAAGAGATACCAATTTAGATGAGTTAGACCAACTTGTGTTCTAAGTGTATATAGGCGGTCTTATCAACTGCTATGTTAGGACTGCCTTTAAATAAAAAAATATTTGAAGAAAGGAGATGAGAACTACGAAAAATAGTCAAAGATTAACTCCTAAAGTAGAAGAACCTGTTATGTTATCAGAACAACAGGTTTATGATGTAGTAAGTTTTGCTCAGAGTTTATATGGATTGGATAGTTTTGGAGTATATAGTCCATGGTTAAGTAATCAAAATTTGGTTAATCTTAATAACAACGCTAAAGTTCCAAAATATGACGATATTATAAAAGCTTTAAGTGAGTATAAAACAGGTGCTACAAACTTACAGGCTTATAGTGAGTTTATGGAAGTATTCGATATGATATATAATCGTACTATTGAATACTACACAAATCTCCTTTCTTTTGATTTGCAGATTACTTGTAAAAATGCTAAGAAAGAAGATTATAAGTCTGATAATTATAAAGCTGATAAAGCAAGAATTTATAAATTTCTTGATAACTTTGATTACAAAGGCGAATTTAAAAAAGTTGTAAAACAGCTTTTAAGGCATGAAGTGCATTATACAAGTTTTAGAACGAATTTGGATAGGAATAATCCTAAATATGCTCTACAAACATTACCACAAGATAGATGCATCCTAACTGGTTATTTTGAAAGTGGTTTATTGTTTGACTTCGATTAAATTGTAAATAAATATTTATATTTTATTTATTGTTTACAAAATAGTCCGAATATATGGAAACGTGTATTTGATAGCAAAAAAAGCTATGAAGCTACTTGAATTGCTAGGAACCCTTAAAGTCATTCAAACTACAACGTAATACCTTAAAGGGTATAAGCGTGAATGTGACGAAAGTAGAAAAAATTGAATGAATGGTGCATGGTTAAATCCTAAACACTGAAAAATAGGCAATTAGCAGGTAAGTCCGAAAGGAAAACTTCAACGACTATTCCTCTTGAAGGAAGTACACACAAGCGTGTGGAAGTGGGTAGACCCTAACACATAATGGTGAGGGATAAGATATAGTCTGTGCTTGTATGAAAGTACAAGAAGTTCATTAGAGAACTGCATAGGAGTAGCGAACTTATGTGAACGACAATCTCAAAACGTAACTAAAGTAACTTACGGTTTTTATATATTATTTAAACTAAAGTAATTCTTTTCATAATTTAACTTGACATTTATATATAAATATGTTATAAGTTAATTTATGAAAGGAAGTGATATTGTTGGAAAAGGCTTTTAAGTATAGAATTTATCCGAATAAGAAACAGCAAGAATTAATACAGAAAACTTTTGGTTGCTGTAGATATGTTTATAATTATTTCTTAGACAAAAGAATAACTGAGTATAAAGAAAATAAGAAAACTTTAAACTATTACGACACAAGTAAAATGCTTACTCAGTTAAAGAAAGAAAATGAATGGCTTAAAGAACCAGATAAAGATGCTTTACAGAAAACTTTGAAAAATTTAGATAATGCATATCAAAAACTTTTTAAAAAGCAAACTGGTTTTCCTAATTTTAAATCTAAGAAAAATAGACATCAATCTTATACTACAAGTTGTACTACTAATAATATAAGATTTGAAAGTAAGCATATCAGGCTTCCAAAATTAGGTTTTGTAAAAGTTCGTGATAAGCAAATTCCGCAAGGAAGAATACTTAACGCTACTATATCACAAGAACCAAACGGACATTACTATTGTTCATTATGCTGTACTGATATAGAATTTCCACAATATCCAAAAACAAATAAAAATGTTGGAATAGATTTAGGGATTGTAGATTTTGCAATCTTATCTGACGGTATTAAGATTAAAAATCCTAGATTTTATGAAAAGTCAGAAAAGAAACTTGCTAAGTTACAAAGAGAATTATCGAGAAAAGCAATCGGTGGTTCTAATTGGAATAAAGCAAGAATTAAAGTCGCAAATTTACAAAAACATATATCTAATCAACGTAAAGACTTTTTACAGAAATTGACTACTAATATTGTTAAACAATATGATATTATTTGTATTGAAGATTTAGATGTACAGTCTATGAGGGAAACAGATTCCAGTGTTCGTAATAAACATGTGAATGATGTTTCTTGGTCTGAATTTCGTAGAATGTTGACTTATAAATCTATTTGGTATGGAAAAATATTATCTGTAATTAATAGATATTTTCCTTCTTCACAAATTTGTCATTGTTGTGGTGTTAATGGTGGTAAAAAGCCTGTTGAGATTAGATACTGGATTTGTTCTAACTGCGGTTCAAAATTGAATAGAGATGATAATGCTTCTATTAATATTTTGAACGAAGGATTGAGAATTTTAAGTGTTTAAATAATATATAAAAACCGTAGGAATTACGGGATTAGCTTGGTAAATATTCTGACAATAGTTGGAAGTTCCCAAGAATTGCGTAACTTTAGTTATGTGAGGTTCAGATGATGTATTTTATTGGTATGCAAGGTGTAGACATAGATTGTTATTCACCTATCTTTAAGAAATATCTTAGAGAAGTATGGGACGGTAAAGATTTTAAAGATTATATTCCGTCAAACGGCTTAAGTAATCGTGATGGTACTTTTACTCTTTATCACCAGACAAGTCCTAATGATGGTTTCTGGGCTTTCAAGTTTGACACAAGTAATTTTGCAAGTGTTCCTTTTATGGCTCCGTATTTAAAGAATGTTTTCAATAACACAGAGATTGCAAAGTTACAAAAAAATAAAGATATTGCCAGTGCTTTTGGTATACTTTACGGTGAGATGAAAATGCAAGATTCTGCAAAATCTGGTGAGGTTGCTGATAGGTTTGCAGTCAAACCAAGTACATTAGGACGATTAATGAAACTTGTCGCTAGTGGATTGAAAAACTCTATGACACAAGATAAAATTGTTCGTTCTATTGCTTTACCTCTTGAAGAAGTTGAATTTAAACAGTTTGAGGATAAAAACACAGATATGGCTACTACTGCCGCTAAAGATACAGTGGGATATGGTAGTTCTGCAAGCCGTTTAATTTACGCTACGGATAGAATGTCAAACGAAGAACTTCAAGCGGCTATTACTGCTGATTATGAGATTGTGGCTAAATTATATACTCAATTTAACAATTTCTTAGAGTTCTATGCTAATCAGAAAACTAAACAATTTAAGTTTAAGTTTACGTTTGATGGATGTACACAACCATTTTGGCGTAAAAAGAAGCAAGATGCTATTATGAAATTAGCAGATGTGGGTATGGTGCTTAATTCAAGTGCTTATGCGTCTGCTTTTGGATATAAACCTATGGATTTTGAACGTATGTTAGAAGAGGCACATAATAGTGATTTCTTAGATAACTTATCACAACTTTTATCCATTCATACTATGAGTGGTGGTAGTAGTGGTCAAGTTGGCAGACCTCAGAGTGAAGAAGCTATTTCTGATTCTGCTGAACGGTCACGAAATCAATGAAAAAGAGCAAGGAATCCCATTAGCTTTAGCTTGTGGGTAGTTGACTAGGTACTGGTTAGTAACAGTGAGTAACACTGGTTGAAAGAGGTGAGTTGATTTGTTGATACATGAAGAAACAAGTGAAGCGTTAGACGTGCTGTATGGAGCGTTTTTTGATTTGAACGCAACTTTGGATAGAGTAGCTTCTGTTATGCTAAACGATTTTTCTATGCCAAACGCAGGAGAAATTGTACATCTTAACATAAGTCATACTATGCCTTTGCTTGCAGATGTTGTAAGCGAAATTAAAGATAATTATAATTTATCTTCTATTCGCCCAGAAGTCCATAAAGATGATAGAAATTATTCTAATTTAGCTGATATGTTTTCTACGGTTTTAAAAGAGTTTAGTGAAGTTTATGAAATTATGAATAAAGTAGTAGACATTGCTATTGCTCATAGGGATAGAAACGTAACTTCTGATATGTATAGATTATTTAGAAAATACAATATCATTATGGGACAAGTAAATACATTAAATGATAAAGCACAACAAATGCCTACAGATTTCGATAAGTTTGATTTTAATATTAGTAAATGGGGTATCAAAGGGGTGAAATTATGATTTTTCGTAGTACACCTTTAAATGATACAGACTATTGGCGAGTAACCAATTCACAAGAGAATTTGTTGTTACAAGAAAATGGTCTTATGCCCATGTATATGGATAGAGAAGCAACTTATTATAAGATTGATAAGAAATTTGTAGATAAGTATATGAAATTGAGCGAAACTCATGGAATATTAAAAGAAAGGAGAGTGGAGTTCATTGGAAATAAAACAAATTAAACGAAATTTTTCAGTAGATGTTATTGAAAAATTTGTTGATGACGATGACCCAGAATTTGCCTATGGAACTACACTTTTTTTGAGTACAAGACCTAATACCCATGGGCTAGTTATTTCAGAAGAAGTATTAAGAAATTGTGCTGATACAATAAAGGGCAAATGGCTTGTGTGTAAGGTAAATCCTTATACAAAAGATGGTGAAGGTCATACGGTTGACGAGTGCATATCTGGAAGAATACCTGAAAATCAAGATATTCGCTTTGAATATGATAAAGACGGCTATCTTTTAGCAATATGTGATTTTGTTATTTCTAAGATTTATGCAGAAGATGTGTATAATATGTTTAAATATAACGATAATCGCAGAAGCGTATCAGTGGAAATGTTGACCGTAGGCACAGAATTGGAAAACGGTGAAGTTGATAATAATTTGATTTCCAATTTTTGTATCGTAGGTTTAACTGTTCTGGGCAAAAGGATAAATCCAAGTAGCCCCGGAGCAAATGCAAAATTGGTAAAGTTTGAAGAAAAAGCTAATAAATTTTACGAAAATTGCAAAAGTAATAGTTTATCTGAATTAAAGAAATTCGCAAAAGAAAGGAGGGTAAACATGGAAAAGAAAACATATAAAGTAGATAAATCTAAGGATTCTATGGTAGATACACCATGGGGTGATGTAGATAAAACTGAACTTTATAAGAAAATTATTGATGCTTCTAATGCTGATACTCTCGTTAAAGATGTATACATGAAAGTAGAAAATGGTTGGAAAGACGCACCATCTGATAAACTGAAATATCCAGTTATGCAGTTTAAAGGTGATACTTTAGTGTATAATCGTAATGGTTTAAGTTCTGCTTTAGGTTATGCTAAAGCTGAAAATGAAACTGATGTTGTGTCTAAAATTGAAAAGATTTATAAAAGTCTTGATATTGAAGATAATGACGATAATAAAGAGAGTAAAGGAAAGGAAAGTAAAACTATGCAAGAACAGAAATTTGAAATTGAAGGAAGAAAAGCATGGGGTGATATTATTGCCAAGGTTCAAGACCATGAGGGTAAAGATGTCTATGTTGATTCTGTAGAAAAAGACCATATTATTTATACCAAAGGTGATGAAAGGTATCGTGTTGAAGCCGATGTTAAAGTTAGTAAAGATGATAAAAAGGTTTCTGCTGACATTAAGTGGGATACTGTAAAGAAAGATAGAGTTCAGAAAATGGAAGAAAAAACAGATGATGATGAACATGACGATGATGAGCATGAAGATAATAAAGAAAAAGCTAAAATGGAAGAAAAACAGGACAAGGCAATTACTATGTCTGAATGTGTAGATTTCATTAAGAAACTTTCCACAGATGCTAATGTAGATGCTTCTGCTTATTGCGAAATGCTTGAAAAAGAAGCTGAAAAGAACGCTAAGTTAGCAAAAGACTTAGAGGATAAAGACAATATTATCATGCAGAAAGATACAGAACTTGGTGAATTGAGAAAGTTCAAAGAAGATACGGAAAAGAAATCTGTAGAGATGGAAGTTGCAAAAACACTTGAAGAAGTTAAGAATTTTGTTGATAAAGACGAATTTGAAAAATTCCAGAGTGAAGGAAAACTTTGTAAAATGTCTGAATTAGACGGTTGGAAGAACAAAGTTAAGAGTGTAGCTTTTGAAGCAAGTAAAAAGTCCAATAAACCAAGACAGGGATTATGGCGTATGGGTTCTCCTGTTGAAAACAATAAAAATACTGGTTTATGGGCTGATTAATAAAAAATAATAAGAAAAGTGAGGTAATTATAATATGGCTAATACAGTTTTAGTTTTATCTAGAGTTGCGGCTGACAATGTAGACGCTTATAATCGTAGTGCTATTTGTGATACTGATGTTATGAATGGTACTGTAGTTACTCTTGAAAGTGGTTTTAGTGAAACGGCTGGTAAAGAATTTGTATGGACAGCTACTCCTTTAGGTGACGCAGGTAAACACGCTCAGTATTGGATGGCTTGCGCTCCAGAAGTAAACGTACTTGCTGATGGTACTTTACTGTATAAAGGTATCAGTGTCGACCCAAGAAATTACACCAATGTTAAGAATGTAGAATTTGATGTATTTTCTGTACAGATTGGTGACTGTGTACAGATTTCTACACCATTCTTTGCAAACGCACAAGACCCAGCTACTATTGGTGCTACAGCTAAGTTTGTAGAATATACTGCTGATACTGGTTGGAAAGCTATCGCAACAGCTACAAGTGCTTATAGTGGTTTAAGATTTGCTATTCGCAAAGCTATGCCTTTTGCTATTGGTACTGATAGTGAAGCTGGTTGGATTCTTGAAAGAGTTCAGTAATTTTGATATTGAGTATATATTAGAAAGGGGATTTTCGAGATATGGCTATTAAGGATTTATCCATTATTAAGTTCTCTAACGGCAATGAGGACACTTTAAAGTTTGTTGATAGATTTAGAGATTATTATTTCCATTATATGTCTAAGGTAAACAAAAAGGAATTAGGTGATTTTGATAATTCCGTTTCTTTGAGCGAAAAGGAAGATAAGATTAATAAGTCTTTCTTAAGTGAAGTTCAGAGATTTGCAGGCTGTAATCTGCCAGAAGATATTCAGCCTATGCACTTAGTTGCTAATCCAATGATGCAGTGGGCGGCTTTTGCTGTTGTTGATATGCTGATTCAGGCAGTATTACCAGAAACCATTATTCGCTCCATTGGTCTGTATACTGAGGTTCGTAATGTGGCTTGGGGTGATTCTGCACAGTTTGAGATTAAGCCAAGAGCGTTAATGACTGTTTCTACTGGCGCACATGGTCAGAGAACTACTATTCGTCAGAAACAGTTTAGTGCAAACAAGACCCTTATTCCAGTAAATCATAACATTACTGTTTATGCTTCTCTTTATAAGGTTCTGGCAGGTAAGGAGAATTTAGCTGAGTTCGTAAGAACCGCTGTTCGTTCTATGGAAACCGCTTTCTCTCTGGACGCTTACAATGCACTGAACGCAGGTTTAACTGCGGCTACTTATCCTACAGCTTTAGTTAAGACTGGTTATACACAGGACACTCTGCTTGGTCTGTGCCAGACTGTAACTGCTTATAATCAGGGCGATAAGGCTGTAATTGTAGGTACTGCACTTGCATTATCTAAGATTATTCCAAATGCCGCTAATGGTTACAGAATCGTAACAGATAGTAACTCCCAGAGTATTCAGCTTATTAAGAACTTCTTTGATTACGATATTATGGTTCTGCCACAGGTTGCTACTGGTGATTATTCTCAGTATTCTCTGGCACTTGATGATAAGAAGATTTATGTTGTATCCCCATCTACAGATAAGTTAGTTAAAATGGTATTAGAGGGACAACAGTTATCTAATGGAAATAACTACTATGATAACGCAAACCTTACATCTAATACCACTATTAATAAGAGTTGGGCATGTGAATTTATTAGTAACTCAACTGCTGGTTTAGTTAAACTTGACTAATTTTAATTGGTCTTTTTAAGACTTAAGCATAAAAATGCCAAGGAAGTTTTATGCTTTCTTGGCATTTCTTTTTTAATGAATAAAATGAATGAAAGGATTTAAACGATATGGCAACCGCAAAAACAACAAAAAAGACTGCTACAACACCTATTGTTGAGGAAGCTGTAACAGAAAACGTAGAAGAAAAATCTACAAATACGGTAACACTTAGTACAGAACAATTTGAAGCACTTATGAACAGACTTAATGACTTAGAGGGAAAGGTTAAGACACAAGGAGTTACCCAGTCTGTACCGTCTGGTAACGATAGGTTTTACAACTACCTCGAAGTTGAAGTACCAGTTGTAAGTATGTGTCAAGGCGAATTAAACTTAGCAACACAAGGTAGGGGTCAAGGAAATATTTATACTTTTACTGATTTTGGGCAGATTATGGATATTCCGTTTGGCGATTTGAAAGATATTGTACAGCACAATCAGAGATTTGCTAATGAGGGATATTTCTATATTGCTGATGAAGAAGTTGTTAAGAAATTAAGAAAAACGTCTGAATATAATAAGATGTTGCCACCAGATGTTATTGAGAATATTTTCAAGAATGACGCAAATAAAATCATTGACCTTTATAATATGGCTCCAAGAGGTCAGAAGGAAACCATTGTTGAAATGATTAAAAATAAGTGTTTACAAGGAATTAATGTAGATGCAAACGTTCTGGTTAAACTTGGTGAACTTACTGGAATTGATTTCGTAAATATCGAAGCTGAATAATTAATGAAAAGGAGGTGAAAGACTATGGCTACTTCCTTTGATAGTATAAAAGACTTAGCATTAATTATTATTCGTGACTACAAATTGGATAAACTTTATGAAAAAAGTGCTGATGATTTTCAAAAATATACTGATGGAATGTTAATTAAATCTATACCTAAATTTGTTGAATGTTTACAACCTCTTGATTACGATATAGAAACTAGAGAATTTGCTAATGAATTAACTTTGAAAGAACAAAGTATTTTAGCAGATTGGTTCGTATATACGTGGTTTGAAACCAATGTTAATGATGTTACTCAATTTAATTTACACCTTACTAATACAGACTTTAAACATTATGCAGAAGCAAATAATTTGGACGCTAAATCTGAATATCTGGATAGAATGAGAGAAAAGATAAAGCAAGATAGTTTGGATTATCAAAATGAAAATATTGATAAAATTCCAGACTTGCAGTTGGTGTTTTAATGAATAAAAGTTTAATTATTGGAAAGTTATATAAGGCTTTATGTATTTATGAAACTTCAAGAGAAGATTATTATAAATATTTAGAAACCTTATTAGTTTGGTTAAATGGTGTAAAGAAAAACGAGATAAACGAACAAGTTATTATTATCATAAGAGGTTTAAACAAATTAGGAACAGAAGCTACACATTATATGGTAAAGGCTTCTATTTTTCAAGCAATAGATTTAGTAAAATAAAATAACAAATAAATCGTTAAAGGAGTAAACGGTATGTTAGTAGAAATTTCAAAATTTGGTAAAAATGAAGTTGTTGTTGTTTCAAGCTTAGATGTGGCAGATACCTTTGGGAAAGAACACAACAAAGTTCTTAGAGATATTCGTGAATTAGGTTGTTCAAACGAATTTAGACTGTCCAATTTTGGACAGTCCGAATATATCAATAGCCAGAATAAAAAAATGCCAATGTATTACATGACAAGAGATGGATTTACATTGCTTGTTATGGGGTATACTGGTGAAAAGGCTATGCAATTTAAAGAAGCGTATATCCGTCAGTTTAATCAAATGGAGCAACTTCTTATTGGTAAACTGAAAGAACGTGAAAAAGGTATTGCTGTACGTCAAGCCTTGACTAATACAATTAAAGAGTGTGGTGAAAATGAGCGAATGAAAGGTTTTGCTTATTCAACATATACTGATTTAATTTATAAACTGAATTTTGGAAAGACTTCCAAGCAAATCAGAGATGAAAAACAACTAAGCAAATCAGACAATTTACGAGATACATTTACTACTGATGAATTAAAAGATATTCAGCGTGATGAAATGCTAGTAAGTGGTTTGATTGGTAATGGTTGGGGTTATAAAGAAATTAAACAATTTCTCTTAAATTCCTCTTTTAAGAGAATAGAATAACGAAAGGTGGACATAGCCATGGCATTAACTTATTATGGTGCTTACCTAGAGGGTCTGGCTATGACCCCTAACAGTAAGTATAGAAACGATATGCAAGCATTAGTTAATTTTCAATGGGATAATACTACTGTACAATATGATGTGGGCGAAGAAACTGAAATAGGCTCTTTTGAGTTTAATCCTATAGCTGTTTATATAAACCATGTTGTAGAGGAAACAAGCACCGGACGTAAAAATGGTGATGATTTCAGAAAGTTAATTTTCAAGGATATTATTCAAGAAAATGGTTCTTCTGATAGAAATACTAGAGGATTATTATATCAATTTGACGATAATTTCTGGATTACAACATTTACAGACAACTATAACAGTGTTTCCGAAGCCGTTGTTGTCAGACGTTGTAATAATCTTGTAAAATATGTAGACGAAAATACCGGTGATATTATATCAATACCTTGTATTTTGGACTATACACCTACATCACCTTCACCTAAGTACATGGAAGATATTGTTACCCCAGATAATCATGTTGTAATGATTGTACAAGGAAACAAAGAAACAATCAAATGGAAACAAAATAAAAGGTTTATTTTTAATGGTAGACCTTTTAAGATTACTGGGTATAATAATTATATGCAGAATAGCTATATAGACCAAGATACCACTATTCTTTATATAGACTTATATCTTGATGAAATTCAACCATCTGATGATATTGAAAATAATGTGGCTAATCGTTATGAGCATACTTTTTCGATTATGATACAAGACGGTGAATTTGAAGTAGTACAAGGTGGTAGCGGTAGGTTACAAGCTATTGTAATGAGGGATAATGAGCAACTGTCTATTCCTTTACAATGGTGGGTTGTACCGTCTGAAAGTGCGACAATAGACAAAAACGGTAATTATCAGATTTCAGATGATGTTGAGTTGGGGTCTAAGATTGAATTTCATGTGGCTACCAGTCAGTACAAGACAGTACAAGACGAAGCAATATGTACCGTGGTAGAAACTGTGACTGAGAAAAAAGAGATTGTTATAACCCCTGTTTTTACGCAAGTGCGTCAAGGTAATGTTCAAATTTTTGAACCAATGTTGATGATTAATGGTGTTAAACAGAATGTTGATATTGTCGTAACTGCGACTGGCGTTAAACAAGGATATTATACTTTGTCTAAATCAGATAATACATATGCTTTAACTTGTATAAAACCTACGTCTGATGTATTGGTTTTAATAATAGAAGCTGATGATTTAACATTACAAAAAGAAATTAAGTTAGTGTCAGCGTTTTAGAAAGGAGTATATGTAAATGTTTAATAATTTTGCAAATTTGCCATATGTTCCTTATAAAATTATAATGACATTGGCTCAAAATAATGAAAATATATTTAAACTTCTTAAGTATGGTACTTATGATTGTTTAAGTAAACCTAATCTTACATTTGAAGAAAAAATGGGAATGATTTATAAAAATCAAGACCAACAACAAAAATATAGGATATTTTTAAATCCTTTGGTTGAAAATATGCAATATGATGCGACAACCATATTGAAATGTTTTAAGTATGACAGCTATCCAATAAACCCTTATTTATGTACTGTTGTATATGAATTTGACGTTTTATTTGGTGATAAAATTGCTATTGTGGACTATAATGGTATTCCTTGTAATAGGGCTGATGTTATGGAAACTGAGATTATGAAAACACTTAATGGTTCTTATGCTATGGACGGTGTTGGACAATTTCAGTTTAACGCAGAACTATCACAGTATTGTAGGTCTAGGGCGGCTTTAAATAACACAAGAAACTATAATGGTGCAAGTATATTTATGGCTGTTCAGATTGGTAGTATAAGTGAGGGGTGTGTTTAATGAAGTTTGATATAACACCTTATAGGAATTATATTGAAATGGATAAGCCTATCCCTTATGTTACTAGACATAAACAAGTAATATCATTATATCCAGTTAAGTTAAAAGAAGCTAACGATTTTGTAAACTGTTATAATGTACTTACAATAGATAAAAACACATTTGAAGATATAGAAATCATTCAGAGTTCTTATTTACAATTTCTTTTACAAATGGTTTTAGGACAAGATTTGTTTGGAAAAGTTGAAAAACATTCTATGAGATATTGGCAATTTGTCAGAATCATAGAATTATGTTTTGGGCTTAATAAAATTGAAGAACAGTTCAAAATCAAGATTAATGAAAAAGGTAAATTTATTCTTGAAATAAATGACGTGATTATAGATTATAAGGATTTTGATAACATAATTCAAATTATACAATATCAGAATATCTATGATTATGAAGATGAAAGAGATTTAAACCCAGATTATAAGAAAGCTGTTGATGAATATTATAGTTTGGTGAATAAGAATAAAGAACCTATAACATTAGAAAGAAAAATATCTATTGTTTCAGCACATAACGGCATGTTAAAGAAAGATTTGCTTGAAATGACTTTTTATAGTTTTACGTCTTTGTTTAATGCTGTTGTTGAACAGATTGATTACGTTGTGAACAAGAATTTTGAAGCAAATGGTGGAAAGTTTAAAAAGCCTATAGAGCATTTTGCATATAAGAATAAGAAAGGCAAATATGCAGATGCTTTTGTAAATAAAAAGAATATTGGACAAGGATTTAAAAAAATATAATCAGAAATCCCATTAGCTTTAGCTGATGGGATGAATGACGGAGAATAATTAACTGAAAGCGAGATGATTATAGATGTTGGTAGCATACAAATACAGATTGTATCCGAATAAAGAACAACAAGAATATTTTGCAAAATGTTTTGGATGCGTACGATTCATCTATAATCGTATGCTTTCAGATAAGATTAACTATTACAAAGAAACAAAGAAGAAACTGAATAATACACCAGCTCAATATAAGAAAGAGTTTGAGTGGTTGAAAGAAGTTGACAGTCTTGCTTTGGCAAATGCACAGATGAATTTACAAACTGCTTACAACAATTTTTTCAAACGACCAGAAGTAGGTTTTCCAAAATTCAAGAGTAAGAAAAATCACAACTATTCTTATACAACAAATAATCAAAGAGGAAATATCTATGTATCAGATAGATATATTAAACTACCTAAGATTGGTTTAGTAAGAGTAAAGAAACATAGAGATTTTGAAGGGGTAATAAAGTCAGTTACTGTTTCACAAACTCCATCAGGTAAGTATTATGTTTCAGTTTTAGTAAATCAAGAAGAAAAAGAAAAACTTTCTAAAACAGATAGTCAAATCGGAATTGACTTAGGCTTAAAAGAATTTGCAATTACTTCTGATGGAGAGATGATTGAAAATCCAAAGTATCTTCGTAAGTCAGAAAAAAGACTTAGAAATCTTCAAAAAGATTTATCTCGTTGTAAAAAAGGAAGTAAGAATAGAGAAAAATGTAGAATAAAAGTTGCAAAACAACATGAAAAAATTGCTAATCAAAGAAAAGATTTTCTGAATAAATTATCTCATAGGTTTATCATGGAAAACCAACAGATATGCTTAGAAGATTTGAAAATTAAAAATATGATGAGCAATCATAAATTAGCAAAATCAATTGCTGATGTATCTTGGTCAGAGTTTGTAAGACAATTGGAATATAAATCTGATTGGTATGGAAGAGAAATAATCAAGATTGATACTTGGTATCCATCAAGTCAGATATGTTCTAATTGTGGTCACAAAGACGGTAAGAAAGCATTATCGGTAAGAGAATGGACTTGCCCTGTTTGTGGAACACATCACGAAAGAGACATAAATGCAGCAACAAATATACTCAATGAAGGATTGAGATTATATAACAAAAATAAAACCGTAGGAACTACGGGGTTAGCCTAGATAAACTTGTCTTGTTGGAGATATTGACTAGGAAGCCAATGAGCTTTAGCTCGTGGGTAGTTCACAAATGTCTGAAATATAAAAAATGTTTGAAATATGAAAGGAGTAATATAATGGATGCTTTTTTAGCTGGTGTAGCTAATGTTGACCTTTTTGTAGGTGATGAACTGTTTGCTACTGCAAAAACTTTAACAGATTCTACTTTTAGTTTTGATGTATCTCTTGAAGATATTCGTGGTGGACAAGGTGCAAAACTGTATGGCAAATATGCACATTCTTCCACAATGGACGTAACCCTTACTGATGTAATGTTCCGTCTTGAATTTATCGCAAAGAATATTGGTTCTGATATTGCGATTGGTGGTAGTGCTTTAACTTCTGAGGAAGTTACTGTAACAGATGCAGGACAGATTACTGTAGCAGGTACTCCTGTAGCATTTGGTAATTTTGGTACTATTGGTTGGTATAAGAAACCTAATGATTCTACATGGACTAAGGGTACTTTCAACAACAAGATTATCACTGTCGCAGGTGCTATGTCTGGTGATGTTTATTGCGTTAAGTATATAGTAAACAATGATTCCATGAGAGTGCTTACAGTAGGTGCTAACTTTATTCCTGCTACTGTTCATGCTGTAATGACTGGTACTCTGTTTGCGGGTAGTAATACTAATCCAAATGAAGCTTCTACAACTAAGGTTGGTGAGGTTCAGATTGACATTCCACGTTTAATGTTAAACGGTTCACAGGAGATTTCTATGAGTATGACTGGTGCGGCTAGCACACCTCTTAATGGCTCTGCTCTGGCTTCTGCTGAAACCTCTAGCTGTAGTGACGAAGCTATTTATGGTACTATTAAGGAAATTCTGTCCACTGCTCAGTGGGAGAATGATGCTTATGCATTAGCTTTAACTCCGGCTGATATTGATTTAAAAGCGAGTGAGAAAGAAACCATTAAGGTTTATGCTCTTATCAGAAATGCTCTGCCTAAGTTAGTAGACCCAACTGCTGTTACTTTTACAAGTGGTGCTGTTGGTACAGCTAAAGTAGATGATGCAACTGGTGAGGTAAAGGGTGTAGCAACTGGTACAACTACTATCCACGCTGTTCTCAGTAAGAATCAAGCAGTTGAAGGCTATGCTAACGTAACTGTCGGTTAATCTCTGTTACTGGTTTGTACCTATATGCGTAGGGTGATATGCTCTACGCATTTTACATATTTTAAATTTTGTTGTAAAGGAAGTGGTTATTTTGTGTCCAGATTCATATATTGGTAAAGTAGATAATAGAGATAGAATTTTATGTAAAAGGCAGAACGGTAATATTTGTCCTTTTGTTCGTTGGTGTAATGTATCAGATTGTTGGAAGCCATTACCAAGTCAAGATACTTGTAGATTAAAAAGTGAATATATTGTTCCAGAAAAGGCTTCAAGGGTTCGTTTTGAAAAGAAAGGCGAATTGTATATTGAAGTTGAGAACAATATGGTGATTACATTGAAAAATCCTTTTAATTTTGTACCTAAATATGTTACTTTATATAAGACAAAAAATGGGTATGGTATTAATAAAAATAAGGGTTATGGTAAATAAAAGTATTGACTTTGTAAATAAAAAGTGCTATATATATTATATGAAAGTTATATAAAAATATAGTACATAAGGAGAACTGAATATGTTTACAACAATAAACAATAACGCAAGAACATTCAAAAGGGGAGAAGTTTATTACGCTGATTTAAGGAATACCCAAGGTTCAGAACAAGGCGGAGTAAGACCAGTATTAATTTTACAGAATGATACTGGAAATTTTTATAGCCCTACCATAATCATAGTACCTTTAACTTCTAAGGTTAAAAGAGAAGATTTGCTTACACACTATACATTATCTAAAGAAAAAAATAAATTTCTTGTAGATGATAGTGTTGCTTGTGCTGAACAAATTCGTGCTGTGGATAAGTCAAGATTTAAGAACTATATTGGAACTTTGAACAAAGCTGATTTGAGAGCAATTACTGGTATTGTATTTGCTAACCTTTGTGGTGACTAATTGGAATGAAATGAATAGATGGTTAATAAAAGAAAGAAGTGGCAAAGTTATGATAAAGTAGGTGAAAAATAGTGGAAGATATGACAGCACATGAAATTAAAGAGGACTTAAGAGAGGTTAAGTTAAAAGTAGACGAACATACACAAGATATTACTAGGCTTCAAGAAAGTCATAAATTTATTCAGAATTTATCTGAGGAAGTTGTAAAAACTAACAGAGCATTGAATGAAACTATCCAAGATATTAAAATCACAATGATTTCTTTACAAAGCGATGTTTCAGATGTTAAACTTCAAGTAAGTGATATTAAGACGGATTTTAATAGAATTAAAGATGAATCCAATTTTAATATTATGGAATACATAAAGAAAAATTTCCCTACAATAATTATTGCAATATCTTTTGTAGGATATATATTAGCAACTAAATATGGATTCAAATAGAAAGGACTGATATTATGCCAGATTTCGGAATTGTAAGTGTACCTGTAATTGTAGTTATTGCTTATCTTGCAGGACAGTTTGTTAAAAATTATACTAAATTAGACAACAATAAGATTTTGCCGATTGTTGGATTGATTGGTGGAATTGCAGGTGTTTTAGGTTATAAATATATGGTTGATTTTCCTGCTGATGATATTATGACGGCTGTTGCTATTGGTATTGTGTCTGGAATGGCTTCTACATGGGTAGACCAGGTTGCAAAGAAAGTGGTTACAGATAAGTAGAAATAGGGTAACACTGAATTAAATGGTCTACATGATAAACTGGTAGGGTAATTTTTTGAAAGGGTGTCACGTTTTGTTACACCCTTGTACATAGATTATGGAATAAAACGAAAGGACGGAACGAAATGGTTGAATTAAAAGAAAAAGTGGTAACAATTCCTTATACTGAGGACGAAAAAGGTGAAAAATATACGGTAAAACAGTATTTAACGCCAGAGCAGATTGAACTTATTGGAAATAATATGTTAAAGTGTTCAAATGCTGTTGAAAGAAATGTTATTAAAAATACAATGCTTGTTAAGTTAATAACTGATATTCCAGAGGAAATTGCTAAAGATTATGATATGCTTATCAAATCTGGAATTATAGATAACATTAATTTTAGAATTTATAATGTAAATGAAATTGATGATTATGTAGAAGATGAATTGTCAATTAGAACTAATGTAAATAAATTTTTAGAACAGTTGAATAAGACTTTAGATAAATACGCTAAGAAAATGCCTAACAATAAACAGATTGAGGACATGTTAGCAGACAGTAAAAAGTTAGTAGAAGCGTTTGGAAAGAAGTGATAAGGTAAAATGGCTTATGCTAAAAATGCGGCTGAGTTTTATTCTTTGTACAATGAACCAGTTTCTAAAGCTGTTGAATATGTAATGCAACAAATATTGGTGAATTATAAACATTTAATCAATCAGATTGTATATGCACATATACCAGAAGAATATGAAAGAACATATGAATTTCTGGAAAGTTGGCAAACAAAATCACAAAAAACAAGACAAGGTGGGTCTGGGATTTTATCCCAAGACTCTACTTTTATGTCTTATAATCCAGAAATGTTCCAACATGGTAGTTTATATACTACTTATGGTGATGTAAGAGATGAATTAACTGGAATTATATATCAAGGTCTTGGTGGTGATTTATTTGGATATGGTTGGTGGAATAAACCAAGAGATGCTTGGACACCGTTGATTGAACAGTTAAACAAAGGTGAATTAAAGAAATGGTTTATTGAAGGTATGCAGAAACAAGGAATACAATGTAGAAGTGTAGGAAGAGGTAAAAATATATCCTCTTTCTGGTAAAATTTGGAAAAGGGGATTATATGGAAAATGTTGTAATTGGACTGGATATGTCAACGAAAAGTTCTGGATATTCAGTTTTTAAAAATGGTAAATTGATAAAATTTGGCGTTTGGAAACAGAAGCAAGAGATAGCTTGGAGAGAACGTTGTATATATATGGGGAATGAGTTATCCACGCTATTGGACACTTATTCCCCATTTTTTATTTATTGTGAAGATACAATTTTAAGTGGTGAATGTGGTAATAATGTACAAACAGTAAAACAATTATCAGTGTTACAAGGAATTGTATTAGGTGTTTGTGCTGTACATAATGTAAAAATAGAATTTCTTATGCCTAGTAAATGGCGTAGTGATTTGGGTGTTTATGATGGTACTAGAGATGGAACTAAACGCCCAGTAATGAAATGGAAAACCATAGAAAAAGTCAATCATATTTTTGGGTTGGAATTGTTTTATGATTTAGATAAACCTAAAAGCGTGAAAAATGATGATGATATTGGAGATGCTATTGGAATAGCATGGTCACAGATTAAACCTACTGAAATAAATAAAGGATTTGGTAAGAAGCCAAATATAAATGCTAAGAAAGGTAGGGTGAGAACAAATGGCAATGAATAGTAGTAACTTCCAAATACTTGTAAATGCGGTATTGGACGCAAAAAATATTCAAGCACAATTAGATAAAATAAGTCAAAAATACGCAACTATGAAAGTTGGTATTGATGTTGATGCTACAAAGTTAAACGATGCGTTAAGTGGGCTTAAAGGATTAAAAGTTGGATTTGATGATACCAGTACGAGTGCAGAAAAGACTTCTCAAAGTATTGGTGATATATTTGCTAAGGTGTCTAAATTTGGTGGTGTAACACTTGTTATTAATGAGTTAAGACAATCGTTAATGGACGGTGTAGATGCTGTTAGAGAATTAGATGCCGCTGTTACTGAATATAAGAAAGTGTCTGATTTAACAGACGAAGGGATGAAACAGTATATTGATACTGCCAGAGAATTAGGACTTGAAGTAGGTAAAACTTCAACAGAAATGATTGAAGCGGCAACTAATTTCAAGAAAATGGGTAGAGGCGACGAAGAAAGTTTACAATTAGCAAAATTAGCAAATATGTTAAGAAATGTTGCTGATGAAGCAATATCAGCAGGACAAGCGGCTGACTTCATTAATGCTCAAATGATTGCGTTTAATTTAACATCACAAGATACAGAACACATCATATCAGCTACTAATGAAGTTGCGAACAGATTTGCGGTATCAACAGGTGATTTAATAACAGCTGTTCCTAAAGTTGCAAGTACGCTTTCTCTTGCAGGTAACTCTATGGAGCAAGTTTATGGATTAATTGTTGGTGCTACTGAACAAATGCCGGGAATGGCTTCTCGTGTCGCACGAGGATTGCGTTCAATCACGTTAAATTTACAAAAATTAGGTGAAGATAGTTTAAAAGCTTCTGGATATACAGCAAGCATGGAAGAAGCTTTTAATAAATTAGGCATTACATTAATGGATGAAAACGGTCAAATTAAAAGTACATATGATATTTTAAAAGAATTAGCAGAAGTTTTTCCAACTTTAGATAAAAACACTCAAACATATTACGCTTCATTAATTGGTGGTAAAACACAGGTGAACTAAATCTGCCTGTACAGGTTAAATTGACGGGAAACTCCCAAGAGCCTTGCATACTAACTTATCATGGTGACATAGATAAGGGCTTAGAGTAATTAACTAAGAGATAGTAAAAAATGTTAAGGACTAACGGACAATCCGCATCCAAGCAACTGTTGAAAACACAGTTGAAGGTTCAACGCATATCGAAAGCACTCAATATTGATTTTTAATGTTGACAAATGTAACTAATTATGATATATTCTATATTGTAACTAGAATAAGCCTTTTAAAAGGACGAAGCGAGTAGAGTACACAACAACGCTAGTTGTGGAAAGTGCCTGATTGCAAATTTGCAATAAAATGTATGCTAATCTTATAAGAAATTATAAGAAAATTTTATCAATACAAGGAGAATAAAAATGGCAAAAACATTAAGAATGGTAGACGAAAAGAAAATTTTAGAAGTATTTGGTGATAGGAAATTAGTGATATTACAAGATATTTCTAATATTACAGACCCTTTAGTTCCAATAAAATGTAAAGATGAAGAGGGGTATTTATATAGCTTATCTACATTGTTTGTAATGAGAAGTGCTTGTGCAAAATTTGATTATGTAGGTAAAAATAACCCTTTTAGTATTCAAAATATTCAACATTTTATAGACATTAATGGTGGAACCGCAAAAGTTTTATCTGATAAATATACTGATATTCACACAAAATTAGATTTAAAATGTGCTTGTGGAAATATTTATCAATGCTGTTGGACTCACCTTAAAGGAATAAAGAAATTTCAGTGTAATAAATGTGGATATGGTGCTTCTTCACAAGAAAGAGCAAATACTTTTGAAGATATGGCTAAAGAAGTAAAAGAACTAACAGGACATACTTTGTTTAAAAAAGGAACAAATTCAAAAGAACTTCATATTATTACACCAGAAGGGTATAAATACGTAACAAGTATTAATGTATTAAGAACTAGTACAGAGAAAAGAAAAGGTAAAATTGGTAAATGTACTTTATTTAATCAGAGCAATCCTTATACTATTGAAAATATGAAAAATTATATAAAATTAAACGAAATAAATTTAGAAATTTTAGAAGAAAATGGTACTCAAATTAATGTCAGAAATGATTATATAAAGTGTAAATGTCAGTGTGGCAATATTTTTTACCCTACATGGGGTCAAATTTCTTTACCGAACTATAAAAGGCACAGATGTCCTAAATGTCAAAAACTTATTTCAAGTAATGAATATGAAGTTTTAAAATATTTAAAGTCAAAAGGTGTAAAAGTTGAAAAAGAAAAGACTATGGAAGGCTGTAAATCCAAACGTTTATTAGCTTTTGATTTTTATTTACCAGAGTATAATTATGTTATAGAAGTACAAGGAAAACAACATTATGTAAATGGTATGTTCTATGCAGGTAATAATAATTTGGAAAATCAGAAATTACATGACCAAATTAAAAGAGAATTTTGTGAGAAAAATGGAATTGGTTATTTAGAAATTCCTTATTGGAGAATAAAAAATACTGAAAATAATCAATTATTTAAAGAAGATATTGATAAAATTTTAAATTGAAGTAGCGATTCAATTTTAATGTAAATAATGAGATGTAGTTACCGCAACATTAAATAATTTTGACCATGTTATAGAAGCAACAGAAGTAGCAATGAACTCCCAAGGTTCAGCGCTTAAAGAAAATGCACGTTATCTTGATTCCATTCAAGGCAAGGTATCTCAATTTACCTCTGAATTAGAGAAGTTTTGGACAGAAGGTATTAATTCTGAGTCTGTAAAACGCCTTGTGGAATTTGGTACAAATGTTCTTAAATTAATAAATGACTTAGGTGGATTACCAACAGTATTGACCGCTATTGGTGGTGCTTTTATTACTCTTAAAGGCTATAATATAGGAAAAACAATTATTTCAACTACAGACAATATAGCAACTTCTATAGCTGATGTAATTGGTCTTATTGTAGATTTAAGGCAAAATGGTTTTACTTTAACAGAAACGATAACAGGGCTTATTTCAAGTTCTACTTTGTGGACGTTAGGTTTAGGTGCTGTTACTACTGCTATTACTCTTGCGGTTGCGGCTCATGCTAAATATGTTCAAGAAATGCAAAATTCTGGTAGAGAAACAAGTAATAACATAACAGAATTAGCAAAGCTTAAACAAAAGTATAATGAAATTTATACATCAGAAGAAGATGAAGAAACAAAAGCAAGTAAATTAGCTGAGATAAGGAGTACTTTAGCAAGTAAATATGGTATAGAAAAAGAAGCGTTAGATGAATTAAATGGTTCAAGAGAAAAAGGTAATGAATTACTTGCAGATGAAATAGTAAAAATAGGCGAAGAAGATTATGCAAAATACGGACAAGAAATAAATAAAGCTATTGAATATTTAACAAAAGATATTAAACCTATTAATTTTGGTACTTTACTTGATTTTTCTGGTATGGAAGATGATGTTGCTGTAAAATTTCAAGAAGTATTTAAAGATATTGGCACTTTCAAAAACGGAATGTTGGTATCTGTAAAAGGACTTCCAGAAGAGGTAAAAACAGCATTACAAACAATGCTTACTTATATGGAAAAGATACAGCAACCTACCATGAGAGAACAAGAGATAATTGATAATTTAAAAGCAAAACTTAAGAGTTTGTCTGATACTTATGAAGAAAATACTCAAAAAGTAGAGCAACATGCTAATTCTTATATAGCTGTGCAAGATACTTTTTCTACTTTTACACAAGGAGTATATGAAAATCAAGAAGCATTTGATGAAGCGTATAAAACTTATATTAATTCTTTACCACCATTAGAAAGTATTAGAAATGCCGCAGGAGAATTGGCAAATAGTTTATTCCCAGAATTTACAGGTGCGGTTAAAGATAACTCAAATGCACAACAAGATTTTCAAGATGATAGTGAAAGTAGTACCAATGCAACAGAAGAATTTGAAAAAGCTATTAAAAGCCTTACATCAGAATTAAAAGGTGTTCAAGATGCTTATGATACTTTACATGAAGTAGCAGATGAATATAATAAAACAGGTAGTGTTACCATAGATACTATGGCAGATTTATTATCTTTAAACCCAGCATATCTTGAATCTTTGCAAATGATAAATGGTCAGTTAATTGTTAATGATGAATCTTTAATGTCAATGGCACAAAGTTTTACTGAAAGTGGAATTTCCGCAATTTCAAGTACACAAGGGTTAGAAGTGTTTAGTGGAAGTGAACAAAATATTGGAACAAATGCTGAAACAGCTAAACAAGGGACTGATAATTTAGGAACTTCCATTACGCAAGTAGGAACAGCAAGTTCACAAGCTAATTCTTATGTTGACACTTTTGGTAATACAATGATAACAGCAGGTAATAAAGGTGAACAAGGTGCAACAGGTTTGTTTAAATTTGCTTCTGGTTTGGCGGCTATATCAAATGCAAATGCTAATATAACTGGTGGTGTTGGGGTAAAATCTTATTCAGAAGGATTTGACGCACAGGTTCAAGCCTACCAGAAACAACAGAATAATAAAATTTTAGAGGAATTAAAGAAAAACTTACAGTTTAAACCGTCTACATCTGGTGGCAAATCTGGTAAAGGTGGCGGTGGTTCTAAGAAATCCTCAACCTCAGATGCAGAAAAACAAGCAAAAGCAGACGCTAAAGCATATAAAGAAGCATTTGAAAAAGAACTTGCTACTTTAGATAAACAAAAGGTTTCAATGAAAGATAATGCCGCTACAGATAAATGGTATTATGAACAGCTTGAAGAACTTACAAATAAATACTACAAAGATAAAGAGGGGTATGAAGATGAATATAACAAGTACCATGAGAAAGCCTTAGACGGTATGACAAAAGCCCATGATGCGGCTTATACTGAGCGTTATAACCTCTTAAAACATCAACTTGCTATGGATATGATTTCTGAACAGGAATACTATGACGAACTTGAAGAATTAATGAAAGAGTTCTATAGTAATGAAGAAAAATACGCAGAGCAACGTTGGAAAATTGAAGAAGAGATTTATTCTGGACGTAATAAACTTGAAGAAGAAAATACAAGAAAAGCAGAGCAAGAAGCAGAAAAGCGTAAGAAAGCACGTAAAGAAGAGTGGGAGGAAGAAAAGGCTTGGTATGAGGAACAACAATCTAATCTGGAAACAGCGTTTAGTTATGTTGCTTCATTAGCGCAAAAAGAAATTGATGCACTTAACGAAAGAAAACAAGCTATTCAAGACCAGTACGATGCTGAGATTGACAAAATAAACGAAAAGAACGATGCAACAAATGACGAAATTGAACTACAAGAAAAGTTAGATGCTTTAGCAAAAGCACAACAAAAGAAAGTAAGAATTTATAGAGAGGGGCAAGGTTTTGTTTACGAAACTGACCAATCTGCTGTAGATGAAGCCAAATCTGCTCTTACACAATATAAGAAAGAGCAAGACACTAAGAAAGAGATAAAACGTCTTGAAGATATTCGTGACGCTACAATTAATTCTGTTGAAGAACAGATAAAATACTGGGAAAAGTACAAAGATGAATGGGGTAGTGTTACAGATAATTACACAACTGAACAAAATAAACTTATTGCAGAACAGGTACTTGGTATAAGCCTTGAGGGTGAAAACTGGGAGAAACGTCTTGGTAATCTTCAAGATTATGTAGATAGATACAATGAAATAATGAGTACACTTAAGACAAGATATAAAAGTTACGATGATGATGACGATGAAGATTTTGGTGACGAACTTGACCCAGATGAATATTATTCTGATAAAGAACCTAGTTATTCTCATGGGTCTGGTGGTGATAATTGGTATGAAGATGATACCTCACATGGCCCGGGGGCTTATGCAAACGGTACAACAAAAGGTTATGGTTTATCTATGGTTGGTGAAAAAGGTCGAGAATTAAGAGTTCTTGGTTCAAGGTCTAACGAGGGTGACGGTATTATTCCTAATCATTTAACTGAAAATCTTATGCAACTTGGTAAATTCTCACCTACACAGTGGCTAAACAGCATTATAGGCAAGGTAGGTGGTCAATCTACCCCTGTTTATAATTACGCCTTTGATAGTCTAGTGTTACCAAATGTTACCAACGCACAATCATTTATTGACGAATTAAAGAATTTAAAAAACAGAGCATTACAGATGGGTGGAAGGAGAGATTAATTCTCTCCTTTTACTATAAAGATTTTGTTTGTTTTGGTAAAGGAAGTGAATTGAATTATGCAAAATTTATACAACAATAAAGGAACCGATGTTAAGCGAGGGAATAGTAGCCTTGATGCTAAAACATGGGATATAAATAAAGAAATACTTGAAGCTATGAGAATTATTGCAAAACAGGAAGTTAATAAAGCACCTAGAGATATTACTAAAACTGGTTTGATTAAAAGTTTAAATTCTGATGGTACATATAATGTTGTTATAGATAATAAAGAATATAGCAGAGTTCCTAGTTACTCTGTCGCAAACTTTAAGATAAATGATATTGTAAAAGTCACATACCCACAAAATCAAGCAAGTAATATGTATATAAGCGGTGGTGGAAGTAGCAAATCTGGTGGTATTAGTGCTTTAGATGTTTATCCTATTGGTTCAATTTATCTTTCTTTGGTTGCTACTAATCCTTCAACTTTTTTTGGTGGAAGTTGGTTGTTAATAGGACAAGGAAGAACTTTAGTAGGCGTTGACACTAATCAAGATAGCTTTAATCAAGCAGGAAAACTGGGCGGTGTGTATAGTAATGATTATACTCACGCACACACAACGCAAAATCATGTATTAACAATAAATGAAATTCCAGACCATCAACATGGTATGGATGGCAATACAAGTATTATAGCAGTAAAACATGACTCTGCGGCACCTAATGAGTTTTCTCCAATTTCGGATAATAATGGTTTTCAAATTCATAATAACGGTGGTTGGTTTAATGATTGGAGCAAAGGTACTATTGTAACTACATTAGGTGCAGGTGGAGGACAAGGACATACACACGGAGATGTAACATTAACAACACAAACTATTTCAACTGTACAGCCATATCTTTGTTGTTATATTTGGCAAAGAACATCTTAAAAAGTAGGTGATTAAATTTTATGGTAACTAAACCGATATTATATTCAATAAATGCATTTGACGCTTCTCAAAAGTCAACATTTACATTCTATTCAACTGGTGGTAATCAAGTTGTAAAGAACCAATTAACAATTCGTAACAACACCACAAACCAAGTTGTATACCAACAGTCTGTGGACTCATTTAAGTTTGAGCATACTGTTCCACTTAATACATTAACTAATGGCACATATTATAATGCTTATGTGACCACTTATGACGCTCAAGGTGAAGCAAGTAGCCCAAGTGACCCTATACAATTTTGGTGCTATACTCAACCTACAATAGAGTTTACTAATTTGCCTGTAAATAATATTATCAATTCTTCAAGTTTTTTATTTGAGTTTACATATAATCAGATTGAGGGTGAATTATTAAACTATTACAATGTGATTTTATATAATTCTAACCATGTTGAAATTAATAACAGTGGTGAGATTTATGGTGGTCAGAGTATTAAACCACCAGTAACTCAAACTTATTTATTGACTGGATTAGATGATAAAGCAACTTATTACATTGAAATCAAGGGTTATACTATTTATGGAACTTATGTAACAACTGGTGAAATATTAATCACTGTTACATATTCCAGTCCAACTGTGTTTGGTATTCTTGGTTTGACTAATGATTGCACTAATGGTTATATCACTGGTGAAAGTATTGTTAGTATTATTGAGGGTTCAAGCAATCCAGAAGAACCAATATATATTACTAATGTAGACGGTAAAGAAATTGATTTAAGACCAGACGGTTACTGGGTAAAGTGGACAAGTGGTTTCCAATTAAACGGAGATTTTACGGCTCAATGGTGGTTTAGAGATATGAACGTAGACACACCAATCTCATTTTTTACTAATTCACAAGGTCAAAAGATTACGTTTACTTATAGGAACGGATATTATAGAAATGAAACAGAACTTAAAGCCTATGTAGATATGACTGTGGACAGTGGTATTGCAGAAGATGTTTATTATAGATATTCTCAATATATTCCATTACCACAAAATACAGATTATCTTACTTTATGGGTGAGAAGAATAGGAAATGTTTATAATATTTCTTTGATAAATTTAGGTAGCGTAATTCCTACTGCAACAAATTAATAATAACAATAAATAGAAAGTAGGTGAGAGGATAATATGTTTTCTTTCTTAGGGTACAATTTCGTACAAGACGGTAACAGCCTAGATATTGCACCTACCAGTGTAAATAATGTAACAACAGTTCAAGTTCAGAACGGTATCTTTGACCATTTTCATTTAACTAGTAATGTAACTAGTGATTATTCACCTATTAAAAATACTGAATGGGCTTATCTTGATATTATTGTTGCTAATTTTGACGGTAATATCAATGGCGGTAATGTAAATTTCTTACTGCAATATTTGACCGCTATTAAAGTAAAACGTAGAATTAAAGGTACATTTAACTGGGTTACTTTAAAGACAGTTACAGTAAAAGCATTTGAAGATTTAAACTTTGCTTTTAATGATTATATAGCCGCTAATAATACAGATTATGAATATGCTTTAGTTCCTATATTGAACGGTGCTGAGGGCGATTATATTACCAATAGTATCACTTCTCAATTCAAGGGCGTATTCATTTGTGAAAAGGATAGTATATATAAATTCTACGCTGGGGTAGCATATGGTACTGGTAAACGTGTTAAGAAGATAGGTGTATTTGAGCCTTATGGTAGTAAATATCCAGTAATTGTTGCTAATGCTAAGACGAATTATTACAGCAATAGTATCAGTTTTACTGTCCTACCTTTGGATTATGAAAAGAATAGGATAATGAATAGATACGAAATCAATAAATTAACAGAAGAAATATTGAATTATATCACAAATAATAAAGCAAAAATCATAAAGGATTGGAATAACTCGATACATTTGGTTTATCCAAGTTCAGAACCAAACATTACATATGACAACAACTGGGGTATGGGAAAGGTAGATATTTCCTTTGATTACGTTGAGGTTGGTGACGCAAATAACGAAAAAGACCTTATGGAATTTGGATTAGTAGAACCAGTAGTAAGTGGAGTTTCTACTACTGGAACGTAAGGGAGGATAAATTATGCCATTAAATATAACGCAAAATTTATACAATATCGCAAAACAACGAATGAGAGAACGTCAAATAAAGATAAATCTGCTCAATTATGAGTATCAGACCGTAAATGAAATACAGGGTTATGTTATCAGTGGTAATATAAATTGTGATAGTAACAATGACCAAAGGCGTTCATGTAGTATTACTTTAGCACTGAAAGATACCGCTGATTTTGAGATAAAATCTGGTGGAAGAATATGGTTGGATAGATATGTTCAGATTTATATAGGTGAATATGATATACTTGCAAAAGACTGGGAATGGGTAAATTTAGGTATTTATCTTATCAATACCCCTACATGGAATTATGACGCTTCTACTAATTCATTATCATTTGAGGGACTTGACCTTATGGCAAGACTGAATGGTACAAGAAATGGTTATATTTCAGATATGCCAACAACGATTCCACAAGGTAGTAACGTAAGAAACGCTATGATTAGTGTGTTAAAGTTAGTAGGAGTAACTAAATATGTCCTTGAAGAATTGCCATATGCTTTACCTTATGATATACAAGTAGACGTTGGTGATAGTGTTTATTCATTACTTTCTCAATTAAGAGATGTAGATGCAACTATGGAAATTTTCTTTGATGTAAACGGAGTATTTAGGTATCAAAAGATTCCAAGTGGACATAATGAACCGTCTTTATTGGATGACGATGTATGGGATAATATTGTAACATCAGAAAGTATTACGTCTGATTTTGAAAGCGTTAAAAATGTAGTAAGAGTATTTGGAAAATCAATCGACCCAACATATTATCCAAGTAATATAACTCAGAGTGGAAATACTTATACTCTTACTATTGCAGATTATCCAACAACTTTTGATGCAGATACAAGTTTCACAGTAGGTTGGACGGCTACTACAGCAGTTGCAAGTCCTTATATTAAAGTGAATGATAACAGCGCATTACCTTTGGTTAATGAGGACGGAACAGCGGCGGTACTAGACCGTAACAACCAGTATTACGTTGCCAGATACCAGAATGGTAAGTTTATATACCTAGGCTATCAACAGATATACGGTGAAGCTAAAGACGATAATCCACAAAGCCCTTATTATGTAGGGGGTACAATAGGTGAGATAGCAATTCCTTTGTCTGGGGGTGAATATGATAATATATATACTAATGATTTAGCAAGACAACGTGCTAAATATGAATTATATTTACGAACCAGAATGAATGACAGTGTAAGTTTGACATGTGTCCCTATATGGTGGCTTGACGTAAATATAGTTGTTTCATACACACCTAAAGATTCTACAGTTCCAAAACAGTATCTTGTAAAAAGTTTTAGTGCTGATATGCAAGAAAGTGGTTCAATGAATATAAGTATGATTGCTTATTATCCAGAATACGAAAGTTTCTAAATAAGTGGAAATATTTCAAAATAACTATTGACACAAGGCGTAAAGTATGGTAAGATATAATTAAGTTAAGGAAAGGAAATAAAAGATATATGTTCTCCTTATAAATTGTATACATTGTTGTTCGTATCCATGTGCGAAAAATCCACAACGTTCCTTTTCTTAACTGGATTTTCATTATCATTTACTTGCCATAGTGATAATGAAATTAATTCAGCTAAAGTTCACAAAAGCCTGTGATGGTGACAATTCAAACTAACCTATGATTAGATAGGTAGTTAGTCACAAAAAGCTGAACCCTTTTATGTGCGAGAGATAAAAGGTGAATGGTGACGTAATGCTTGGAAAAAAGAACTAAGCATATTTTTCTTATTTTCATTAAACCTCCTGTAATACGTTTTTGGTAGCAAGAAAGAGTGTTTCTTAATAGATTCACTCTTTTTTGTTGTAATAAAATAAAGAATAATATATAATAATATTTAGATTACATAGAAAGGAAGTGTGATTTATGAGTGAACGTTACCCTCAATTTCCGAGTACGACTTTTCCTAATCAAGTACAAACATTTACAACTTTTTTGGATATTACGGCTTCTGACGCACAATTAATTCAGCAATATCAGACAGCTATTCAGTCTAATGATTATGAAACCGTACAAAATATATTTGCACAAATTCCAAACGGTAATCAAAAGATTATCAATGCTCAAAAATTAAATACGATTATCAATACTTGTGAAGCGTTGGAAAATTTTTATAAAACTGATGTGCAACCTTATGTAGAGGGCAAGCAAATTGAATGGCAGAATATCATCAATTTATTTGGCTATAAGGGAATATATAACCCTACTATAACCTATTCTAAGAATAACTTTGTAACATACACCTATAACGGTGTAAATTATGTGTATATTGCTGTTACTAATCCACCTTTGGGAACAGATCCCACAAATACAACTTATTGGCGAGTGCTTTCTATTCGTGGTGAAAAAGGTGATTCTGGTGAGGGATTGTCTTTCTTAGGAGAATGGGATAGTACAGTACATTACACCACACAGAACGTAGTAACATACGGTAACTATGTGTGGGCTTGTATTGAAGCTAATAATAACCAAGCACCTTTTGAGGGTTCGCAATACTGGGTTAATATTGGTTCTGTTAGACCTAGAGAAATTCCAGTACAAGGGGGAACGCCAAGTCAACAAGAAACTGGTGATTTATGGTTTAGAATTGTGAACTAAGAAAGGAAAAAAATATGGCAAGTTTTGAAGTCAGACGTTGGCAAGACTTATCATTAAGTAATAGAAACTTAATGCAACAGTTTTCTCAATATTTTAGAGAGGGTTATTTTAGTCAAGCATTAGCGTTAATTATGAACAATGATGACATTGATTCTGAAACGGTTATGCCAATATGTTTCAATATGATTCATACGGCTCTTGAATATTTACAGAATTTATATTACAATGCAGTAGAGGTTAAACTTGCAGAAGATGAACAATTATTCCAGACAATGCTTAATAATTACATAAATAAGAAAGAATATCAAGCTGATATACAATATGAAATGTATAACTTTGTTGTTTATGACAAACAAGTTTATATGTGTTTAAAACAATCAACTGGAAATCTGCCTACTGATATGGAATACTGGGTGTTGATTGGCTTAAAAGGTGAGGTTGGTGCGACAAGTATTGACGTTCAGTTAAAAGATGTTTGGGATAAAACAGTAAATTATGCTATTAATGACGTTGTTACTTATGAAAATGTAATGTATATTGCTTTAAAAGCGAATACAAATGTTCAACCAGATACCACACCTAGCACATGGCAGGTATTTATGAAGTTTCCAAAAGCAAGAGTTATTGTATCTGAAACAGAACCAACTGACGAACAATTAGAAGTTGGTGGTCAATGGTGGAAAATTTTATCTATCGAAGTTTAATAAAGAAAGTTGGTGAAAATATGGCAAGTTATAACATAGAAATGAATGTAAAAACTGATACTGGATATGACCAATTATATCCTCAGACTAAAATAGAAAATGTAGAAAATGGTGCTTCTAAATCTGTAAGTGTGCAAGTAAATGCTCCTAGTGCAGATTGGCAAGGTGATAATGCACCATATACATTAACTTTAACAGTAAATGGTGTTACGGCTGAGAATAATATTGAGGTTGGTTTAGCTTCAAATGCAACCTTAGACCAAATTAAACTATCCATGAAATGTATCATTCAGTGTACAGCACAAGCAGAAAATCAGATTACTCTTACAGCTTATAAGAATAAGCCAACGGAAGATTTGCCCATCCAAGTGCTGATTATTGGATAAGTTTTATTAACAAAAAGAGGTGATTTTATGTCAATTATGAATAGATTTCCTACTGGTGGTGGTAGTTCTGATATTGCAACTGCTGAACCAAATAATGTATTAAAAGGATATACATTCGTAGGAAAAGATAGTGACGATATACAAACTGGCACATTGGAACTGACTGGAAACGCTATAGAAAGTCATGTTATCAAAGGTGCTACGTTTTATAATACAGACGCTAAAATTAAGGTTACTGGCACAATGGAAGTTGGTAATGTAAGTAATTTAAACTTAGCTGTTTCTAGTGGTAGAAATATTACTGTTACTTGGTCTAACCCTATACAAACTACTGGTAGACCTTATAGTGGTGTATATGTTAAATATAGCACAAGTGGAAATCCTGGGACTGGTGGTACTCAGATTTATAAAGGTACTGGAAATAATACTACAAGTGGTGGTAGAAGTAGTGTTACTTTGGGGTTTCCTAATCTTGGAACTAGGTATTACATAAGTGTGTATAGTTATTGTGTGACAAGTAATGGGGAATTGATAGGAACACCAATACAAGGTAATATTGTAAGTGGTAGTACATATACACAGACGATTACAAGTAGTACAAATGTAACTGTACCAAGTGGATATAGTCAAGTTGATATATTTTGTGTCGGTGGTGGTGGCGGTGGTGGGCATGGAGAAAGTCGAGATAGAAATTCAACTTATGGTGGCGGTGGTGGCGGTGGTGGCTACACTAAAACTGCTTCTAATGTTAGTGTAGCTTCTGGACAAACTTTAGTATGCTCTATTGGTGGCGGTGGCGGCGCTAATGGGGGTACTGGTGGCACTACTTCTGTAACAAGAAGCGGAACTACATTATGTACTGCTTCTGGTGGATATGGCGGTGACGGTGAAACTACTTCACCATATTATCGTGCTAGTTGTGGCGGTAGTGGCGGTGGAGTAGGTGGTTCAGCGTATGGATATACTTATGGAAATAATGGCGGTAGTAATGGTGGCAATGGTGGTAATAGTCCTGGTGTCACAAATAGTCAAGGATTAGGTCAAGGAACAACAACTCGCCCATTTGGTGAAAGTTCTGGTACTGTTTATTCTGGCGGTGGTGGTTCTGGTGGACAAGGATTAGGTGCTTTAACACCGGGTAACTGGGGTGGCTCTGGTGGTTCTATAGGTGGCGGTCATGGTGGTAATGGTACCTATAGAAGTGGAGGTTCTTCTAGTGAACCAGATTACATTCTCGCTAGTGCGGGCGGCAATGGTTCTGCTAATACTGGTGGTGGAGCAGGTGGTGGCGGTGGTGGCTATGCTTATAGTGGTAGGGACGGTGGTACTGGTGGTTCTGGAATTATCCTTATCCGTTTCAAATAAAGAAAGGAGTATCATATGGCTATAATTAATAATTTTATATCTGGTGGCGTTGATACTTCTGAATTGACTGCAACCAAATCAGAAGTTATGAAAGGTTATATCTTTCTTGGTTTAGGTTCTGATGATGAACAAACTGGAACCCTTGAATTAACTGGTAACGCCAATGTAAATCAAGTATTAACTGGTACAACTTTTTATACCACTAATCCACAAGCCCAACAAACTGGCACTTTAACAGTGAATAGTATTTTCGCTTATTAATATAGAATGAAAGGATAGAAATGATATGATTGTACATCAAGTTTTTGCTATTGTACATGAGGAAACTGTACAGAATATTATTGTATGCGACAATTATGAACTTGCTAATCAGATTGCAAGAGGTACTTACGGCAATGAAGCTATCGCAGTAGACTGTTTACAATACCCTTGTTTTATAGGTTGCAAATATAAAAACGGCAAGTTTTATGACTTAGAAGATAATGAAATTGCTTACGTTCCAACACAAGAACAGCAAGTTGCGACTTTACAACAAATTAATAAGACCCTTTATAAAACAGCTAAATTATCAGCACAGAATTTCACAGACGAACAAGCCGTAGAAGTTCCAGAACTCTATCCAGTATGGACTGAGGGCGTTGAATATAAAGAGGGAGATAGGGTTACTAACGAGTACGGTGAGTTATACAAGGCTGTAGTAACTCATGTGTCCAATTCTAAGGATAAAGAGGAAATTGGTGAGGAAACGGCTGTTACTAATTCATTTGAGAATGATGATAATGGAATTATGTTGACAAGTGTTGAAGATGAAATTCCAACTACAAGTAAATGGATAAAATTATCATAAAGTGATTAAAATTCGCTTGACAAATAAGGTGACAAGTAGTATTATAAATAAAGAACAATTCATATAGAAAGTTTACAGACTTACTGTTTTAAATGAAAAATAAAGTGCTATAAAAATTGTTCTAAAACTATTTTAAAAATTATGTATTTCTGTATATTAACCTTAAAGGAGGTAATTATTATGGCAGTAGCAACTGGAAAACATGCAGACCATAGAACCAAGGAACAGATGGCAAATGATTTAGCACAGACTAAAAGACCAAAGGGCGCACAGGATACAACCTATGTAACAACTGGCCCTGCAACTGGCAAGACAGACGAATGTGTAAGACCTCTGACCCAAAAACCTGTTAAGGATTGATAATTAAATAAATATATTACAATGGAGAGGAATTAATAATAGTTCCTCTCTTTTTGCTATCATAAATTAGAAAGGGGTTCGTAAATGAGAACAGTAAATAAAGTTGGTGGTGCTAATGGCACGGTTTTTACGGAATTTTATGGAAACACTACTGATGTAAAGCCAACAGAAAATGTTCCTAACGGTAGTGCTTTTTATGAAGTTGATAATAACATGCAAGAATACCGTTGGGATAAAGAAAATTCCATATGGCGAAAAATTAGTTCTGTTACTTCTGTTACAACGGGTGGTGGAACGACTGCTACTGGTGATTACTTGCCTTTATCTGGTGGTACTATGCAAGGTGCTATAAATATGTCTGGTTATCAAGTTGAAAACGCAAGTGAATTGACATTAGGTGAAACTGGATATGTTGGTATTATTCTTCACGAAACCACAAGTGAAACTGACAACGGAACTACTGTTGAAATAAGGCTACCGCAATCCCATTGGCTTTAGACAATGGGTAGTTCACCGCTTGGAAAATGACTTTTGACGAAAATCAAGTCACAAATACTGTAAATTCCATTATTAAATATACAGATGTTGCTTATGAATTGACAATCGCAAGTGGTGAGGAACAATGGTATAGTTACGATTTAGCAATGCAAAGTGGTTATACTCCAATATCTGCTACTTTGGTTATTGATGATACTAACCCATTTGTAGGTCATTGTTCTTTGGATATTACACCAGACGGTACTTACAATGCTTTAATTTATCTTAAATCCCAAGGTGACGATAAGACTTGCAACTGTAAAGTAAGACTTGTGTGGATAAAAAATCAGTAAAAATATAAGTGTATCTATTGACTTTTAGAAAGCTATGTGCTATTATCGTAAGTAGAAGCATATAGCTTTCTAAATTCATATGAAAGGGAAATGGAATAATGGCTAATAAAACAGCAAAAGGTTTAGTGGAATTTGCCAAAAGTAAAATAGGCGTTCATTATGTTTATGGTGCTAAAGGTGAGATTCTTACTAAGACTAAGATTTATTCATGGGCTAGGCAATATCCAAATATTTATACACAAGCTTATATCAATAAGGCTTTACAATGGGTAGGTGAAGAAGCTGTTGACTGTTCTGGATTAATTTCATGGTATACTGGTATCATTCGTGGTTCTGGACAGTTTGAACAGACTGGTAACAGCAAAATCCCACCGTCTAAATTAACAGATGATAAGTTAGGTTATGCAGTGTGGAAACAAGGTCATATTGGCATTGTACTTGACCGTAACCATGTAGTCGAAGCAAAAGGTATCAACTACGGAGTTATTCAAAGTAACTTAAATTCGACACCATGGAAAAAAGCATTTAAGATTAAAGATATTATATATGATAATACCGTTACTGAATATAAAAACGGTTTCTTTAAGGTAAACGGCTCATGGAGATATTATAGAAATGGAATTATTGTAGTGAACTCATGGGTTAATGATAATAACCGTTGGTATGTTATGGACGGTGAGGGGAAATTAATCACAAGTCAGTGGTTTTATGAAGATGGAAAGTGGTACTATTTGTCTGGTGATGGTGGTATGATTTCTAATCAGTGGCTTGAATATAAAGATAATTGGTATTATTTTGATGGTGCAGGGGCATGTTTAACTAATACTTGGTATAAGTACCATGATAAATGGTATTATTTAGATGATACTGGTGCTATGAGAAAAGGACTGTTAGAAGATAATGGTAGTTGGTATTATCTTGATGAAAACGGTGCTATGGTATCAGACGTTAATATTAAGTTTAGTGCAAGTGATGATGGAAGTCTTAAATTTAGTGGACTTACTAATAAAGAAGATTAAGATAAAAAGCAAAGGGAAAATAAAAATATGAGTACAGTTTCTATTTTATCGGCAATTTCTATTTTAAGTTTAATATTTGCATTTATTTTACTTGTAATTATATTTATGATTAGTTCTTTTAAACGTAATTATGACTATGCTGTTATACTTGCAAAGGCTGTTACTTATTTATCAGTATTTGCTACGGTGACAATGCTTATAGCTGTTTTTATTAAATAAGGCGAGAACACTCGTTACTTTAGTGGTGTGAGGTTCAATAAATAAAGGTTTAAAGGAGAAATAACTTTTGAGTATGTTATCAATCGTTGGTTTAATGCTCTTAGCAGTGGCAGTGATACTTATATTTTTCTTAATTGTAATATTTATTGCTTTTATAGTAGACCTTGGTTTAAATGAACCACAGGCTTTGTTATCTATAATAGGAATTATATTAATAATGATTGTTTTACTTGTACTAATTTTTAAATTTTGTTAAATTATTAAGAGGGCTTAAACAGCCCTTTTTTTATTATACGGAATGTCATAATTAAATTACATGGTATCAGTTAGTAACAAAGAGTTAGGAAGATTACGACATTAAAAACGATAACTTGATTAACAAAATAAAAGAGGGGTGTTAGCCCCTCTTTACTTATTCGTATCTATTCGGTTTTTTCGTCTACTTCTGGATTACCGAGTTCTGCAATAACTTTATTTAAACAGCCCCCTACATTCTCAATACATTCCATTGTAAGTTTAGTGAACAAGTATAAAAATCTTGTTTCGTTATCTGTAATAAGTTCTGGTTTTTTCACAAAGTCATTAAAATTAATGCCATATCGAGTTTGAAAGACTTTTACAATCAAATCTGCGTTTTTGAGTGTTTCTTTGAGGAGTCCTTTAACAAGCATAATCTGCTCAATAGAATTTGTAATGTTTTCTTTTGAAATAGTTGTAGTTTCTGGTTTAGGCTCTTTTTCTTTTGTTTCTGAATAATAATAATGTGTAAATAATTCCCAGTCATTGCTTAATAAACTTTCTTTACTAGGAGTATAACTAATATCAGCTTTTTTAAAAAGCGGCTCACCATAAAACCATCTAAAGCTAACTGGGTCAATTAAATTTTCCCAACTTTTTCTACGAATATAAACTTTACCACAAGCACCTAAACTTTTCTGTTTCTTTTCTGCTTCTTTGATTGCTTCTAAAAGTGTCATAATGTTTTTTCTCCTTTTTTATAGAATTTTTTATTTAACACCACTACTACCAAAACCACCTCTTGTTTTTCCATCTAAATGATTTACTTTTTCAAAAATAATAATAGGTTGTTTCTTTACAATACGGAACTGGCAAATGCGGTCATTAAAATCAATATGCGTATCTCTGGTTGCGTAAGCAGGGAACTTCCATATGTCCTCATTGCTACAGAAGGACGAATCCACCACACCAACTGAATTAACTTCAAGAATTCCCCAGTTCTTAAATGTACTACTTCTTGGTGCGATATGTGCTTCATAACCATCTGGAAGTTTCATACTTACACCAAGAGAAATAAGTTTAAATTCACCAGTTTTCAAGTCAATTCCATTAGGTTCAGCACATCTTAAATCAATCCAATCTGAATTTGCACCGTTGATATTTTCAAGAGGCGTAATAGGTTCATGGTACTTGATTTTGATTGTTTCGTTATTAGATATTTCATTGGAAGTGGTAATTGGTTCAAGTAATTCTTCTGGTAAATAAAATTTCTTTTCTGTATTTTTAAACCAAATAAGATAAGGTAAAATATTATTTGCGTTAGCTTCGATAACTACACCAGTATCTAATAGCAATGAATTATAAAAAGTATCAGTGCTTACAATTCCACATTCTTTTAATTTTGTGTAAATGTCTGGTAATAATTTAATTGCAACAATATCACCCACTTTGAATTTTGGTTTTAATTTTACTGATTTTTCATTCATAATTAATCTCCTTTGATATATTTTGTATTGCTTTGTACGTTAATCATAATACTTTTTATAGTAAAAGTCAATGGTTTTTATAAAATTATGTGTTAGATTTTTGTATAAAAAATGTTAAATATTCAGACTATTTAAAATGAAATTTCTATTGATTTTATATAGGAAGTGTTGTATAATTTCTATATAAGAAAGGTGGTGAGTATATGAAAACTGGTACAAAAAATTATAGTAAAATGAAAGAGTTAAGTTTAGATTGGTGCAATGATATTTCTTACGATATATTAAAGCCACAGTATAAATGTTGTTTAGCTAAGTTAATATATAATGTTGATTCTGGTTGGGAATATAGAAAAGTAGATAATAGAAATCTATATGGTGGTGCTTAATACCAAAGGAGAATAAAATGTATAAAGATAAAGAAAAAAGACTTCAATATTGTAGACAATGGGGTAAAGATAGTAGAAAATTTGCTTTAGAACATCATTTATGTACATGCTGTTTTAAAGAACGTACCTATGGTGATGAACGAATGTGTTTATTATGTAAAGCAAAAGCATATGAATATAGACAAAAAAGAAAAGAATCAATGTCGGAGGAAGAATATAAAGAGTTTAAGTTAAAATATCGTGACAAAGATTTAGAGCAAAAGAAAAAGGTTAAATTAGAAAGAAAAGAAAAAGGTTTATGTGTAGAATGTGGTAAAAGAAAAGCTATGAACAATAGAGTACGTTGTGGCATTTGCCTTGCTAAAGATAGGAAAAGACATAATTTAAAGAACACCGAATTAAAAGACCCAACTAAAAATAGACAATATAGATTAGAAAATCATTTGTGTTATACTTGTGGCACACCTTTAGATAAAAATAATAAAAGTACGGTATGTGATAAGTGCCATAAAATTTTTAGTGAAAGTGCTAAGAAAAGTGGTGCTATTGTAAAAATGAAATATCCTAATATGAATCGTAAGTTATTTATTAAATAATAGAAAAGGAGATAATAAAAGTAATTTTTAAAAAACTTGATTTAACAATACTCGTAAAAATATATTAAAGGAGAAATAAAATGAAAGTTGAAAAAACTAAACCTATAAATGTAGAATTAATGACAGGAATTAAAAAAGGAGAGAATAAAATGGAAATTACAGAAAAAGAATTGTGTGAGTATTGTAGTAAAGTACCAAACAATAAATGTAATATTATTTGCAAATACTATAAGATTTGTAGGCGTTTTATAGCAGAAAAAAGAGGAATGTTACCAGTTTATTATACTTTTGATGGAGTGTATACTGGTGAAAATTCTAATAGAATTTGGGAAGTTAAAGATAATATAGAAGAAAAGGAGAAAAATAATATGTTACCAGAAAACGTTAAAATTGTAAATAAAAATGAGGATAATATAGTGTATGTAAATGATTGCTTAAAATATCCAATTAAAAATGATGAAGAATATGTTTGTATTTTTGATGGCAATGTAATCAATAATAATTTCGTAAATATTAATATTTATGGAATTATAATCGATATAAATGAAAAGAATATTGTTGTTTATAATAAAGAAAATAAAAACATTAGTATAGTAGATAGAAAAAGTATTAAATGTTTTTTACCTAAAGAAGAATATAATTTAATACATGGTAGAAATTAGTAACAAAGAGTATAAGGAGTTTGGTTATGGGACTTGATATAATTAGTGTGTTTAGTATTCTGATTGAAAATTTAGAAAAAAACAGTATAATAAAAATAAAAAAAGAAAGCAGGTAATAAATAATACGGATATTTTAGAGAAAGAAATCTATGTGGTTTATGGTACTGAAAATATTGCAGGAGAAGCAATGCAAGTAATTGAAAAAGTGTTTAGAAATAAAGAAAACGTTAAGAAGTATTGTGAAGAACACAAGGATAAGAATTGTTCTTATGACGTTTGGGAACTTGATGATTGATTAAATGAGGTGCGTAATTGAGTTTTTATACTGAAATAATATTGCAGGGATACGTTAATATAGAAAATTCACAATCTCTTAAAAATCAATTTGAGAAATATTGTAATTGGTGTTGGGGTCATAGTTTTGGAAATTGTGATTTATGTAAAAAACAATATAATAAATTATATATTCCTTTAAGAATTAAAGAAAAACAAAAGGAATTAAAATTACCGATTACAAAGTAATAAATAACCCTCCGGCAATAAGTCGGAGGGTTTGTTTTATATAATTGTTGAAATTGTGAATTTAAACTTTATTCTGATATGGTTACTAACCAGTAGAACTATGGTAACAGACATTTGACTACTCTGGTTGATAAAGTGTTAGGGTGTGAGTTGAGAGGGTTTGTTACTTTACTTTAACATAAAGACCACAATGACATTCACCTTCGGTTTGCTCACGAAACTCTTTGCACATACATTTTGTATCTTCGTTTTTCACGAGCCTACACGGGCAAAAATAATTATTTTCTTTAAGTTTTTTTCTAATAGAATCTACAAGTTCTTTATCTTCATTTAACTTAATCATTTAACATATCCTTTCTGCGTATTGGTTATCACTTGCTAAATTAATTTCCAATATAGTATCATAATGTGATTTTTGATTAGGAATATATCTACCAAACTTAATTATAATATTTTTAAATTTCTTTAAAATATTAACCTTATCTAAAATTTCATCCTTATTATAACCAGTATAAATTATAATATCGTCATCACAACACAACCTTAATTTAGAAATAAATTCATACATTTCTTGCCAAGAATCAAAAGGTTCAAGTCCTTGCATTACTACTGATTCCGTAATTGGATTGTTAATATATTTTTGTATTAAATCTTCCACAGAGATTTCAATATTAGGCTCACGTACTAAAGAACTGTTTTGGCAATAGTCCGTACCACACTTAAAAGTGCAATACGGAAACATAATAGTCATAGCAGATTTTTTATAATTTACAAAATCTTCTGAAATAATACCTTTGATTTTCATTATTATTCTCCCAAATTCTTATCGTTCTCCCATTTTCTCATTTTAAATTCTTCTTTACGTTCTTGTGAATATGATTTAACTGGTGTATAAAATCCAACAATACGGGTAAATTCTGTATCTACTGGTTCACCACAAACAGGACAAATTTTTCCATAAAAAGCGTGGTTGTGTTTACATGCTTGAATTTTTGTATTAAAAGCAAAGTAAGTAACACCTTGGTCTGCAATATAATTAACCATCTTCCATGCTTTATCAAAAGAATCAAATGGTGCATCAATATTGTAGTGAAGAATAGAACCACCAGAACAATATCCATCAAATTCAGATGCAATTCTTACACGTTCTTGCCCAGTAGTTTTAATACCTAAAGGAATAAATTGATTGCCATAAAGAGGTAAATCATAAATATTAGCTTCTGGATAGAAAAATTTATCTTTCTTCATAAGTTTAGCCGCCGCTGATTCTCCGGGAATTTGTTCTGTGTTAATCTGGTAATCACAGTTATATTGTTTAATGAAATTATCAGCAGTTTTTCTCATAACTTCAAAAATCTTTTTGCCAAATTCAGATGCTTGATGTGTATAATAAGTATTTCCAAATTCATCTAACTTAGTATAACCAAACTTTTTCATTGTTTCATAAATTCCAATGAATCCAATAGTATTGTAAAGATGAGAGAAGTCAACTAATCCATGACTAAAATTAGGTAACAAACCTTTTTCTACATTTCTTTTAATAATATGTCTTACACAATCCAATGCTTTTAAATTGATAACTACTCTTTTTTCTAATTCTTTCAAATATTCATATTCTGTACTTGTATCAAGAGCAATTCTAGCAAGATTTACAGTAGACACTTTGACTGAACCTACTTTTAAAGCTGTGCCTCCCACACTATTAAAATAACCTAACTCTTTGATATTACTCTTTAATCTACAACAATTACTTAAAGAATTTACAGAAGTATCAACAAATAAATTACTGTCAGACCATTCCATATTATGTTTAATACCCCATTCAGCAAATTCTTTATCTACAAATTCACCGTTTTGTCTAAGTAAGCTGATTGTAGATACAGGAAATGTGAACATATTATCATGTCTGATTTCTGCCATTGTTTCCATATACCATTTTTGGAACTCAATAATTTCTTCTTCATAATCTATCATAAAAGTTCCATCTGGAAATTCAGAACCACCAAACAATGCTTCAAAATAAGGTCTGTCAAATACAGAGGTATTAGTAAAAGCTGATTGAGAGCCATCACGAAGATAAGGTTGATTTACAGCATAGATAAATCTTTGGAACGCTTGTTTTGCATAATATTCTTTATCTCGAAGAATATAGTTGTTGTCTACATCTTTCTTCCAGAAATAATACATATAAGGGATTAAGTTAGGTAAACCAACTGCACCAGAACTACGATTGCAAGCATAACTAATAAATTCTTTTACAAAGTCTACGAAAGTGATTAAATGTTTTGCAGGTTTTGCGTTTCTTCCCTCAATAAAATATAGACCTTTTTCAGCTAAATCCTTTAAATCGTAAGCGAAACAATAGTGTTTGAACGTAGTTGTATTAGCATCATGCATATATAACTGTCCAATCCATTCAGCACGTAACCATTCATTAGCTGTTTGAAATCCATATTTTTTTTGTAGTTCATAATAAATTTTATTAAAAGCAAGTAATTTTTCATGGGGTTTTGGCATTTCTTTTTCAAGAGTAACAATGTCTTTATGAGATACATTACTATTTCCATCAATACTTGCATCTGCTACTGTAGATTGGTCGATAAAATTATCAATAAAATTTGTATGGCTAAGTTGATTATCGTCAAATCCGTTGATTTTGGCTATATCTGTACCAAATTCTTCTTGAAGTTTATTATATTGAGTTGTAAAATTCTTATTAAGTTTGATATTAATATTCATTCTTTTTTACCTCTTTTTTTATTTATTATAATTGTTAAGCCATTCATTAGCTTCTTTAAAGTTTAATCGTTTTTCTTCTACTTCAAGAACTGGCACAGCCATTATACCTTTGTCAATCATTAAATCTACATTTGTGTTTTCTACATAATCAATGTTTTTTGCATTTAGTTTTTTTTCTAAAACCATACATCTAGGACAATGAGTTGTGTACAAAGTTATTTTCATTATTTTTTTCCTCACTTTCTATTTTTGCAATAGGTTATCAAGCATTACAACCATGCTAACTCCTATTTAATCTACTTATACGATAACTTTATCATTTGTGAATCTGGAACGCTTGTACTAAGTGTTACCACAAAACTAAAACGTGCCTAATCGGATTTTAAATAAAACCACTAGATTTAGGCACGTTTTTATTATAGCATACTATATGTTGAGTTGTCAAGAGTTATCTACATCTTCTTCGATATTCTCTCTATCTAACTCCCTAGCTTTTTCCATTAAATTACTTATCTCGTCTTGTGAATAATGCGGTTCTTCTTTAATAAGACTTTTTAAAATATTTCTAGCAGTAACTAATTGTTGATAACTACTACCGAAGTTGTTTTTATCAATATATAAATCAAAATGCCAATAATAATCTTTTCTATTACAACGTTCTCTTTGAAATTTAGAATTTTTGCTATTTCTGTAAATATTACAAAATACTTGAATAATAAGCCTTTCTTTTTTTATATTGCAAAAATTAACTGAAATAGTATTATATTCCGACTGCATAAGTGATGGTATTATTGTAAGTATATCATTAAATATAAGTTTTGCAAATTTATCATGTGATAAATTATATTCTTCTGGCTCTAAATTGTCCTTACGCTTATCCCATACTTTGATTATCCAATTTTTAATTCTCTCTAACATTACTTTTCTCCTTTTCTGCACTAACTTCTTCCTCTGAAAGTTTAATGAAATTTAATGGTAATCTGCCTTTAACTTTTGCAATGCCTTTAATATTTAACCACGCTTTTGCTATATAATTATTTAAAGACAAGTTATCTTGATTGAGTTTTCTTAAATATTCGTTATCACAGTATATATAGTTATCACTTTCACTATATACTTCGTAATATTCCCCCTTACACCAAACTAGCGTAAGGGGTTTTTGTTCATCTTCATAAATATCACAGAATGTTTTAATATAATATTTCATAACAGTTCTTCAACCTTTCTAACAAGGACGATTTTACAAACAGCAAGTGTGTTTGTATCATAGCAACTGTAAATCTGGTTCCAAACATTTTCATTGTTTTCAAATTTTTCGTTCCAAAAATCTTTAGCAATCTGTTTTGTTGAAAAAAGTTTAACATTGTGTAAACATACATCTTCTGTTCTTTTTCTAAAGAAATAATTATATTCGTTACTACTTTTTTTATTTCCGTCTTTTCTTGACCAAATATTAGAAGTCATTTCTTCTGTAAGGTAATAAATTTTACCTTGTTTATCTTTAATAGTAATAGCATATGACCTTTCAAACATATTATCACTTCCTTTCAATTTAATCCCAATCATCAAAATCTAAATCTAAGCTATCATCTTCATCTTCGTAATCTTCTTCATCTTCCGTATCAGAAACGTCTGTACTGTCTGTTACTGAGTTGTAGCCCTCTGAAATTTTCTTATAACCGTCAAGCAAAAGGTCTTTCAACTGTGTTTGTCTGTTTTCGTTTCCGTCAATAGGGATACAACGATTGACAAGTCCAATATCAGCAATATGAGTTACTTCTTTACTTGCTCTTGAAATACCAGTGTAAAGCAGATTATTATTATAACTCTTTTCATGGCAAGTTTCTGTAAGTAAAATAATATGTGGACATTGTGAACCTTGATATTTATGAATGGTTCCACAATATCCAAGCACAAGATTCTGAGCCAAAGAATAATCAAATACTACCATATCTTCATTGAACTGAATTATAATATTGTTAAATTGGTCGATTTCGAGCACTTTTCCAATATCGCCGTTAAATACAGCAATCGTTTTCGTGATAAGTGTAGTATCGTTATTACCCTCGTCTAACATTTCTTTATAGCCCTCATAAGTAGGAACGGAGTAATTGTTCTTGGTATTCATTACTATATCACCTTTTCTAAAAGTGATTGTTACTTTACTGTACTGCCTTGTAACACTACGTTCATTCGCTTTAGATGGATTGATAGCCGATTGTATCATATTGTTAAGATTGTAAGTGCCAAGTTCTTTAACATTCCATGGGGTAATAACAGCAATATCAATAGGTTTAATACCTTTGTTGATTTTCTCTACATAAACATCTACAATCTGTTCTGGTGTACCATCTGCTTTGATTAAAGTGTAGTCTTTGTTAGCACCAAGAGTATTGATAAGTTTGTCTGGATTAAGTTGTGTTGTGTAAAGTTTTTTATCATAAATATCAGATGCAACCGCTGATAAACCACCCTGCCCATAACGGAATACTTTGGTTAATTCAACTTGTGGAATAAGTTTACTATTGATTAAATCATTTAAAACATTACCCAAAGAAATTGACGGTAGCTGATGATTGTCACCAATAAGAATAATTCTTGCTTTTGGATTAGTACAAGCCTTTAAAATCATTGAAAAATGGTCTAAACCACAAATTGAAACCTCGTCTACGATAATTACATCAGAATCAATTTCACCAGTAAGACAACGTTTATGAATGGTTGAAGCGTGTCTATTAGTTTGTTCTGATAAACGTTGTGCGGCTCTGCCAACAGGTGCTAAAAGCGTATAAGTAATTCCAACATCGTCTAACATAGATAAAAGTGCTAGTATTGCTGAAGTTTTTCCACAATTTCCGCTAACAAAAATCTTATTATTTCTTCTTAAAACTAACATTCCACTAGGAACCTCAAAACAATATTTATAACCGTCTGTAGTTTTACATTCTCTAAAAGCATAAATATCTTCATTATTTCTATATTTTTTCATAGGTATTCTACGATAAGAATATTTGTTTTTAGACACATTATATTCTAAGGAATGATAGATTTCACCATTTTTTCCTATTTTTTTTCTTAATCTGTGTCTATCAAAAGTCTGAATTGTTGAATTATTTCCACAAACAGCAAATGCAAATTGAACAAAGTCTGCGGTTTCTTTTTTTGTTGTCGAAAATCTTTCGTGGTCGTTAAAAGTTGGTTGGTTATAATATTTAGCAACATTACCGTCCCAGTATATTACCTCTTCTGCAATAATTTTAAATTGTTCCAAAGTACAATTATACCAATACTCAGTAAATACTTTTTCTCTCCTAGGTGCGTTAAAAAAGAAAAACGAATATCCTTGTTTTGATTTATTGTTTTCTGTAGGTAATTTTTCTGAATATGAAATATTAGCTTGTTTTAGTAACATTCTCAAACGTGTTTTTTTTCTATCTTTTTTTACAGCAATTCTGCACATTTTAGTTTTTAAATTTTTACTTGAAAATGTTCCATCTGCCATAACAGCACACATAACTCTAATTTCCGCCTCTGTTAAATTAATTCCTTTTCCGTTATAAATAAAAGTAGTTGGTATTTTTTCTATGAAACCATTTTTTAACTCTTCGTCTTTTATTAAAGCCCATTCTAACTCAGTGAATTTTAAATTTTCAGTTCTATAATCAGCTGTAACAATAACATGGTCAGTTGACAATTTTTGGTCTAAAAAAACAGATTTGGTTTCATACATTTTATCACAAGGTTCTTTAATATATCTTAATGGTTTTACTAAAGTTGCGTTTAAATTCAAATCGCACTGTAAAACCTTATCATTTTTATTATATTCACTGATTTTTTTCCAACCAGTTCCAGTAAAGAACTCTGTTTCACAATCTACACAGCCACCTCTACCAGTAAGCATTACTATTGACTTTTTGCAAAACTGATGTAGTAATTCACTCTGTTCTTCCGTCAATTCACCATCTTTAATCTTTTTATATCTTTCCCAAGGCAAATCTAACTCTTTATTATTTTTAATCTTATCTAAAACGAAATTAGCAATATTACTTTCAGCTATATATGTTTCTGCTTTTGCAATACGTTTGCTTTCATCATCATACCAAATAAGTGGACTATTAACGCAAATATCCTTAATATGCTTGATACAATCTTTATCAATTTCAGCACAATACATAGCCATTGTATTTGCGTCCATATAGGTATTATTATCTTCTTCGTTAAGATTGAGAATGTGTAGTGCCAAGTGTTCAATTCTATCATTTGTTTCTTTTAATTCTGGACGAATCTCCATAAGCATTTTATCCACTGTTGGAAAACTCCTATGTAGATTGTCCATGAATACTTTATAAGGGTATTTCTGAATATTCTCATCTACATGCTCTACAGTACCATAAAGGTTATCTAATTCTTGACAGTCCTTAATAGTCAGCTTGTACTGCTTGTTATTGGCTAGTATATAGTAGTATTTAAAGCGTGTATTGATTTCTCTAATATAACAATTCATACGGTATTCTTTAATGTTTTTTAATTTAGATAAATCAATTTCATTTGCTTTACCATTGATAATCATGGAAATGAAATTAGGATAAACCGAAAGCAATGTATCAGCTTGTTTTTCTGTGGTGAATTTTGTAAGAATTTCCTTAGACTGTTCAACTGGCATATGGTCTAAGTCATTCATCATTTCATAGTCAGCAACTTTATCTACTGTGTACTGAACACCAAATCTAGGGTGAGTAGTTTCTTTAAGGTCTAAAGTATATTCTTCACCTTCGTTAAGAAAAGGTAAATCACCAGAAATAGTAAAGTTACCATATTTGTTTAATACAATTTTATCTTCGTCTTTGTTGTCTGTTAAAATACAACCAAATGTACGGAAATTATTAGAAGCGTAAATTTGTCTAATAATTTTACATTTGACGTTTTTAATAATGTTTTCCATAATGCTTTCTCCTTGTTTAAATTTGATAATATTATCTCAACTCTAGGAAAATTATAGCATAATTCAAGCATTTTGTCAATAGAAAATAAAGAAAAGAGAGAACTAAATCTCTCTTTTCCTTTTAATTTTTCTTAATTTCTTGGTGGTTTTAATGATTTTTTTCTTGCGATATGGATTACCATATTCATTAGTAAAGTTTTCACATCTAGGGGTTTTCCTTGCTTCAAAGAAATTAAATGTGAATATACAAGTATCTAATTTATGGTTTTTATCGTAGATACAATAGTCACAATCTGAGCAATTTTCTTTTGGATAGATTGGCGGTCTACCTACTGGATTAGGCATTAGTTATCATCTCCTTCGTCTAGCTTATCAATGCGATCAAACTGTAAATCTAAGCTACGGTCTGGGCTAATGTTGGTTACTTTGATTACACTGTGACGGTAAATAGAATTACGATATTTCTTTGCTACAAATTCGTCCTCACCTCTACGATAGCCGCTAATAATCAATATACTTCCTCTTGATAACCAAGATTTGTCTGCTTCGTATTCGTCCGTTTCCGCAATATCACGTTTATAATAAGCATATTGTCCTGCGTTAAACTTAACAAGTACAACTTTTCCATCAGTAGTCAATACATTTAATATATGTTTGTCATCAATTCTTGACAAGACGCAACACGCTATTTTAGACAAATCATAAATTCGCCAAGTACGTTTACCAGACTTATCAGATTTTTCAATAAACTGTGGTTCTTGTGGTAAATCCTTATAATCTTGAATATTATAAAAGTTTTTATCAATTCCCCATAACACATGTTTTTCTGGAAAATAAGATACAGTATCAAAATACCACATTTCTTGATTTTCAGTTTTAACAAGATTGAGATATTCATTCTGCCAATTTTTCTTATTAAATTCCTTTATAATATTCTCGTTATTCATTTCTTTTGATAACGCTTCAAGTTCTGGTTTTAATACTTTGTCTAAAGATTTATCTACTACAATAAGCATATCATTTTCATAGTAGTAATCTTTTTCCTCTGTAAGTTTATCAATATATTTTTCTTCAAAGTAAGGCCTTGCAAACTTAGGCTCTAGTATATAATCTTTTTTGGATTTAAAATTATCATTCTTCTTGTAAAAGAACTGTGGACTTAATACATACTTTCTAAATCTATATGCTTTTACAAGAGTAGGTGAAAAAGTACAACCCAATTCTAGGGCTTTAGGAAGATTAGACGTAGAAAGTTCCGTCTTAGCAGGAAACTCCCAAGTTACCAACCATTTAACCATTGATACCCTATCTGTAGAATAATAATTAAAGCACCCAGACTTGATTAACACAATCATAATACTACGTGTTACTGATGAATTGCGATAAATTATGTTACCGCTTTCATCAACTTCATTTGTAGGGAATTTATGAGTTTTATGATAATCATAAAATTCCTTAAATGAATTGTATGGTCTACCAGATAAAATATCTGAATAAACATCACGATTGATTTTAGTTACACCACCAAGTCCATAATAAATTTGATTATTTTCCTCGTTTGGTGTAAATGAAAGATTAGACATATTAATATCTGGGGGTAAGGTACTTATGCCATAATCTTTAATACGATAAATAGCTTTTGCCATTTTTCCATAATTGGTACTAGCCCCTTTTCTTTTCTGTGCTTCAATTTCATTTAATGTTTCATCTACAGAGCCAGATTCCACAGTTAAACAAGCTGTAGCCCAGTAAGTTTTATTATAGAAAAAATTTAGATTAAGTTCTTGTACTCCTATAACAGAATAGATTAAACTATGTGCTTGCGAAAATGAATTGTAATAACGTACATGTTTCCATGGCATATTTTTTAGAATATGTGTTATTACGGACTATATCTTTAATAAAATAAGGAATATTTAAAACAAGTTTTATCTACCTTTTCTAAAAGTAGTTCTTCTTAGTAAAGTAGTTGAATCAATTCCAGTTAATTGTTGTACTTCTTTATAAGAATGTGTTTTTAATAATTCGACAGCTTCATTAATTTGCTCTTGTGAATATTTATTAGGGTCTGAATCATTTTCAATTTCCCACATTCTATTTTCTTTATCTGGAATTTCATGATTAAAGCAATACCACATTACTTCTCTATCTATAGGTAAATCTTTTATTGCTCTATAAGTAAGTTTTTCATTTGTTATTAAATTAGTTGAGGTATATATTTTTCTTGTTTTATTCTGTATTCTTTTTATTCTTTCTACATTTATTGTCTTGGGAATTTCTCCATATTTTTCTTTTAAAATGCCACAATCTCTAAAATAATATCCTTTATAAGACAATCTTCTAAGATTTGCAATATTTCTTTGACATTCATACACTTCAACTAAATTACCATCACTATCGTATTTAGCACAAGGTTTTATTACAACTTCTCTAGCTTTTTTAGCATTTATTATAGATTGTGCTTTTCTTTTCTCACTAGTTCTGTTTATTAATCCATGTTTAGAAGCATGTTCCATATTTAATTTTTCATTTACCCATTCAAGATTAGAAGCGTTATTATTGCTTTTATCACCGTCTATATGGTTTACTTGGTCATATAAATTTGGATTTTCGTTAGCGCAAAAAGCTAAAGCAACAATCCTATGAACAGAACGTGTTCTACTTAAATTATCTTTGTTTATTAATCGTGTATAATAATAACCATTATAATTATTTTTATGGATTTTTACTTTACGTCCGTCAGTTCTTCTTATATTTCCTAAATTACTAACTTCAAAAGTACCATTACTTTCTTGTATCAAACGCCATTCTTCAATCATTTTTATCGTCCTCCTTTCTTCTAAAAATATTCCTTATTTTATTAGTTTTGCACTTCCATTAACGTATCAATAGTTAATGTACGATTAGTCTCTACATCTTTCTTTTAACAATTTAAAAGACTTGACACGGTATTATCAGCTATCTATATTTTATTATAGACCTTAGAATTTCTTAGTCAGCTACTTCGTCTTTTTTATAAGCTATAATCTACTTGTAAGTTTTGTATAGCAGTCTTATTCAACTGATACCGTTAGCAAAATTATTTTTTTATAATTTCACACCCTTGATAAGGTTCACAAAACATGAGCATTTCTCACATACCCGAAACTCATTGCAAACAACACATTCCAAACATAATCAGCAAAAACTTTTCTTGTACCTTTTTCTTCACACCCCTTATAAAAAAGTTGCCTAGTTTCTTCTAATATTTTTGGACTCTTCTTCGCCACCGCCTTGCGTAATTTGTTAGCAGTTTTTAATGTAAATCCTGCAACTTTCATAGAACCTACCATAACTTTTTCTTGACTGTCAAACAGCTCTCTTGAAGAACCACCAATACTATCTATTATAGACATCTCTTCATCTGTAAGACCAATTTCTTTACAATCTTTTATCCATTCATTTTTATCTGCATATCTTTCATATTTCTCTAATGGTGTTTCATTTCCACCATCTCCCATAAGTCTAAGCATACTATTAGTAGTTGATAATTCCATTAAACTTTTTGGTTTAATTTTATTAATAGCATTTACAGCAACAGCAGTATCAAATTGAAATAATGAATAAATATCTTTAATCATTCCCCACATTTTAGGGTTATCATATTCAATAACATCTGGTGAAATATATTTATCGTAAGTTGCTTTTAAAGAGCCTTGCCATTGCCAAATACCTGCTTCAAGAAGTAAATCCATACATGCCCTAATTTTTGTAGCGGCACTTGTCAATAATGCGTCAACTTTAATAATTCCACATTCTTCCGTATCTGCCAAATCATAGCAAGTACATAAAGTTCCACTTGGAGAACGCATAGCACCTATCTGATTTACATAAGGCTCATTACTAATAATCATCCCTGCTGGATGTTCTCCACGATTTATTATAGTACCTTCTAATTCTAAAGCACATTCTCTTAACTTTGGATATTTAGCAATTTCTGTGATAAATTCTTTAACAGGTTTTCTATCTTTTTCTTCATTTCCAAATAAAACTTCATGTAAATTCCAGACATACCCTCTTTCAATAGGTATGAGAGATTTTAAAAAACCCCCTACCTCGTCTGGATAACCTAAACCTTTACAGCTTCTTTCTATAGCGGTTTTTGAAGTTATTTCAGAAAAAGTTGCCACTCTTAATACTTTATCTCTACCCCAGTATTCAGTTAAATTATGAGCAATAATATGCTTTCTATTATCTTGTGAATCTGTGTCGATGTCGGGTGTCTCACTACCTCTTTCGCGGCTAATATGTCGCCAGTAAGGGAGATATTCCCCATATGGAAGAGGGTCTAATTGTGTTATTTCCAATAAATAGCATGTAAGAAAACATACACTACTACCACGCCCAGGCATTGCTAAAGAATCAGATTGCCAAATAATTTTGATAAATTCTCTAATAGAAGAATAATAAGCCGCCATATGTGAATCAAAATCTTCGCTCAAACCTTTTAACTCTTTAAACTCTACATCAAGTCTTGCTATATAATCTTCTACTTTTTTGCCTTTAGCTTCGATAAGATTTTTTAATCCCTCTTCTATCTCATAAAAGAAAAACTTATCTTGTATTGCTTCACTTTCTGTAGCATACCATTTAAAATATTCATATTTATCATAATATTTTTTATATCTATGTTCAATATGAAAATCTGGTATTTTATCTTTTGGTACTTCTGGAATTATAGGCATATGTTTTAAATTATACCCTTTAATTCGTTTAGATATTTCTTTAGTATTTAAAAATATTTGATTAATTTCTTCGTCTGTATAGGTTAATCTTAAATGACTTCTCATTTCATCAGCAGACATTAAATAACACAATTCATAAAATTCATCAACCTCTCTTTCTGCTTCTTTACTTTTTAATAATGCTCTATGAAAATCTCTACTTTCTTTAGATTTCATATGGCTATCACTTGTACAAATAATCTTTAAATCAAATTCTTTTGCTAAAATTTTTATAGTTTTATTTACTATGAGTTGTTCTTCATTTGTTGATGTAGCAGGTTGAATTTCTAAATAAAAATTTTCTTTACCAAAAGTGTTTATACACCAATAAATAAAATCATATATTTTCTTTTTGTAAATTTCAGCCTTCGTATTATTCCAATCAAGAATTAATCTATCCAATCTTGAACCTAAACAAGCTGTACTACCAATTATATGTCCTTTATTATTACCTATAATTTCAGTAATATCTTCTGTATACGTTGGTCTACGCATTAATCCTTTAAAAGTGTAAGCACGTTCCCATGCTCTTGAACTCAATATTCTTAATTGTTTATGACCCTCAGTATCTAAAGCTATTAAAATAAAATGATAATAAGGCACATAATCAATTCCGTTTCTTATATTTTCATCTTCTGTTTTATTAATCACATATGCTTCATTTCCTAAAGCTAATACATAATCTCTATCTTTTTGCATCTTATCGTAATAATTTAACGCTTTTATATGACAAGATAAACATTCGTGGTCTGTAATTGCTATGCCATCAAGCCCTAAATCATATCCATGTTGTATTAATTCATTAACTTTTGTTAAAGCATCTGGCGTACCTATACTTGCACTACTATAGCAAGTATGGTTGTGTAATCCCATATAACTATTAATCATTTTATCCATAATCACATAACTCCCATATTCTCTAACTTCACCTTATTCATTTTCCATAACTTCCAATTTTCATGCTCTTCTTTTGCTTTCTCAATCCCTTTATAAATCCTAAAACTCAGCACCTCTAAAAATTCATCAATCTCCATAATAGTTACCAACCCCAACCCTTCTTTAGGTTTAATAACCACTTCACCACATTTTGAATAATCAACACTCATTTTGTATTGTCTATCGAAAATGCTTTTCTTAAATCTGAACTGGCTATCAGTTTCTACCATTTCTTTAATAACATTCTCAATATCCTTATTTACAATTTTACTAATGTTGCTTTCTTCCGTTCTCTCAAACAGACTATTGTTTAAATCAATTTTCTTTACAATTCTAATCAGTTCATAAGTTACGTCATTAATCATAACATTCTCTCCTTTTACATCACAATTTCAATTTCTACGTCTGCACCAAAACTTTTCTTTAAATTATCAAGATAAAACGATAAACCGTCATTACCTACAATAATAATTTTTACAACATCATCATAAAATCCAAAATTAACTTTTGGCAGATTCTTAAATTCACCAATATTCAGCCATGAAATTTTAATACTTTCAAAAGGATTTAATCTGGAATAAATATATCCAAAAAGATAATTTTTATCAACATTTTCCATTAACCTTAAATTCCCTCTGTAAGTTTCTTTGATTTTACTACCATTAATCGTTGTACTTTTAATCTCTCTGGTAATACTTGGCTCGTCACTATCTCTTTGATAATGCTTATACATTTCTTTTCTCATGGCGTTTCTAGCTTTTTCAAAATCACTACAAACTACAACATAAGTTTTGTCTTTAAATTTTTCCATATATTTCTCCTTTCATATTCTCTATTATATCATAGAATTTATATAAAATCAATACATTTTACCATACATCGTTCCATGAAATCGCTTTAGTTTCTTTTACCTCTTGTGGAATTTCCTTAATTTCCCATTCTTCAATAATGGCTTGATAATATTTCCGACCATTCCAATAATTTATAGATAAGTTGCAAATAGTAGAAGCTAGTACAAGCCGTTCTGACATATCATCTAACCAGTTCTCACTCTCTTTAAACTTAATGAATGTTACCCCGTCTTTACTAAACCGTAGCGTCTTTTTGTCTTTACCAATTACCTCTACGTCAGAAATTTTTAATTTAAAATCAATGGCAAAAACTGGCTTAATTAAATTATTATTCCAGATACATTCCCACTGGTCTGCAAATCCAAATAAGCATTTGGGCAAATCATCTTTTTCCAAATCATAACTTTTCACAACTGGAATTGACGGTAATTCTATTTTTTCATTAGTAAATTTGTCTTGAATATATTTATAAATCTTTTCTTCATTTTCTTTTTTATATCCAATTCCAAATGCTTTATCATGTCCTTGTGCAATTTCAAATAA